TAACATTATGGCATGTAGTAAATATACTTTAACAAACACTGGCTCAACAATAGTAAATTTTAATTATAGAAGATGTGACGATTCGATGTGGGATTACCAAGTTGAATTGGAACCAAATCAAGTTAAAAATATATGGTTAATAGATAACACATATTCAACAGCATTTAAATCTTCAATAGAATTAATTGATGATGGGGCCTTTCCTCCAACAACTTAATTAAAAAAAAACAATTTAAACCCTTCAAATTTTGAAGGGTTTTTTTATTATTGAATATAAATTATATTTAAATGAAAATTTTTATTCAAATCGCATCATACCGCGACCCCCAACTTGTTCCAACAATTAAAGATATGTTGGCAAACGCAAAACGTCCAAAAAATTTAGTATTATCAATCGCCAGACAATTTAGTGAAACTGATGGTTTTGATAATCTTGATGAATACAGAAAAGATAAAAGATTTAAAATAATTGATATTCCTTATCAAGAAGCTAAAGGAGTTTGTTGGGCAAGAAACTTGACACAACAACTTTATGATGGAGAAGAATATACACTACAAATAGATTCTCATATGAGATTTGTTAAAGATTGGGATGATATTCTAATCAAGATGATAAAGGGTCTACAAAAGGATGGGTATCAAAAACCTTTACTTACGGGTTATGTCCCATCCTTTGACCCTGAAAACGACCCTGCAGGACGCTCACAAGAAGCTTGGAGAATGGTGTTTGACAGATTTATTCCTGAAGGGGCTGTATTCTTTTTACCTGAGACAATTCCAGGGTGGAGAGAAATGAAAAAACCGGTAACTGCAAGGTTTTATTCTGCTCACTTTTGTTTTACTTTAGGACAATTTTCAACAGAAGTTCAACATAATCCCGAATATTATTTCCACGGTGAAGAAATTTCTATTGCGGCAAGAGCATATACATGGGGATATGATTTATTTCATCCACATATTCCTGTTGTTTATCACGAGTATACTCGTAAGGGTAGGACAAAACAATGGGATGATGATAAAGGTTGGGGCGAAAGAAATAGAATATCTCATTTAACTAATAGAAAGTTATTTGGTATGGATGGTGAAAAACAAGAAGGTCATGATGGTTTATTTGGATTTGGACCTGTTAGGTCATTAAGGGATTATGAAAAATATTCGGGATTGCTTTTTGAAAGAAGGGCTATTCAACAATACACTATTGATAAAAAATATCCTCCAAACCCATATAATTATGCGTCAGAGGAAGAATGGAAAGAAGATTTTGCTTCTGTATTTAAACATTGTATTGATGTTGGATATTCTAGTGTTCCTGAAAAGGATTATGATTTTTGGGTTGTTGCATTTCACGGACCAAATGATGAAACTTTATTTAGAAAAGATTCTGATAAAAATGAAATTGATGGATATTTTAGAGACCCAGATAAGTATTGTAAAGTTTGGAGAGAATTTCAAACGGCGATATTACCAACATATTGGGTTGTTTGGCCACACTCAGAATCAAAAGGATGGTGTGATAGAATTACAGGTCAATTAAATAATGTCGTAAGTTAAAAACATATATAATGAAAATTAAATTAATTGATGAAAATTTAGTAGGTCAAAAAGGATTATCAAAGTACTCTGACCCCGAATCGGGATGGGAAAGAGATATTACTGATTATGATGTTGCAATATATACTGACAACATGGGAAACACTCAACCGATAGACATTAGTAAAATAAATTGTGCTTGGATTATTGAGCCCCCTATTATTAACGGAGAAAATTATATTAAAGTCATTAACAATAAAAATAATTTTAAATATATTTTTACACATATAAAAAACATAGGAGAAAAAACTGAAAACTTTGTTTATATCCCTCATGGTGGTACTTGGATTGAAGATTCAGATATTTCAATTCATGATAAAACAAAATTAACAAGTTGTATTTTTTCTTGGAAAAATTGGAATTCATATCATAGTATGAGATTCAGAGTTTATGATAGATTAAAAAATGATTCAAGAGTAGATTTTTATGGTAGTGGTTGTGATAAACCCATTGATAAAAAAATTAAAGCATTAAAAAACTATAGATTTTCTATTGTAATTGAAAATAGTATTGAATCAGATTATTTTACAGAAAAATTGTTAGATTGTTTTTTAACCGGTACAATTCCTATTTATGTCGGCTCAAGAACAACTGGCACTTACTTTGATACTAATGGTATTATATACTTTGAGGGGGACGAAGATTTACCAGAAATATTAGATAAATTAACAGAAGAATTATATTTGGAAAAATTTGAATCGGTTAAACGCAATTTTGATTTAGCAAAAAAATATATGCATCCTGAAAAAATAATTAATAAATTTTTAAAAGAAAAATTATTATGACATATTGTTCACAATTAGGTCAGGATAGATTTATAGATGAGTTATTTAAAAAGAAGAGAAATGGGGTTTTTGTCGATATAGGGGCAAATGAAGGTGTTCAAATTTCAAATACATTATTTCTTGAAAAAGAAAGAGGATGGACTGGAATATGTATTGAACCTTTGCCTGTTGAATTTAAAAAATTAACAGAAAACAGAAATTCAATAAATTTGAATATATGTGTTTCTGATTTTGAAGGAGAAACCGATTTTACATATGTTGAGGGTTATGCAAACATGTTATCGGGTATGTCTGACCAATATAATAAAATTCATATGGAAAGAGTTTTGGGAGAGGTAAATCATTATGGAGGTAAAATACATAATATAAGAGTACCGGTTAAAACATTACAAAGTGTTCTTGATGAACATAACGTTTTGAATATTGATTTTTGTTCAATTGATACTGAAGGTTCTGAATTTAGTATAGTCAAATCTATTGATTTTGATAAAACTAATATAAAAGTTTTTATTATTGAAAATAATTATAAAGAAACTAATATCAAAAATTTTCTTGAGACAAAAGGATATTCTTTGTATAATAAATTAGAATGGGATGATGTCTTTGTTAAAAATGAAATAATCAGTAATGTATAATAATGTTATTATAACCGCAACAAATAGTCCTTATTTTGAATCTTTATTAACATTGATTAGTAGTATTCATAAAAATGGTTTAAATACGGTGGATAAAATATTGGTATATAATATAGGTTTAACAACAGATGAGATAAATCAATTATCTAAATTAAAAAAAGTTGATTTAATCACTTTTACTGATTTTGAAATAAATCAACATCCGTTATTTTTAGAAGGTAAAAGTCATGTATATAAATGTTATTGTTTATACCATGCGTCAAAATTATCAAACAATGTTTTATGGATTGATTCCGGAGCATTTTTTTTAAAAGACTTTAAAATAATCTTTGATATTATTAATAATGATGATATATTTTTAGTGGGTGATGTTCATATAAATAAAACTTATACTCATTCAAAATGTATTAAAATAATGGGGGCAACAGAATCTGAATTATCTGATAACCATTTATCTTCAGGTGTTATTGGGTTTAAATCAAATGGTAAATATCAAAAACTTATAGATGAATCGTCATACTATTCTTTAATTGAAGGATGTTGCGATGGGGATTATGAAAATCATAGACATGACCAAAGCGTCTTATCTATATTGGCTTCAAGATATGATTGTCAAAAACAAGACATAGACACATATGGTTATTGGACAGATTTTAAAAGAAATTTAATAACTGCAACAGAAAGGGGTGCAGTTATTTTTGTTCATAGAAATGGACTTAATGATAAAAGTAATTTAATATATGAAGATTAATTTTAATGAAATACCTAAGTTTGTTGTAAACTTAAAAAGAAGAGAAGATAGGCTTGAAGAGGTGAAAAAAGAATTTGAATATATGGGTTGGAGCTTTGAAAGATTTGATGCCATTGATACAAATAGCTATATTGGTTGTGGATTATCACATCAAGAAATTGCAAAAATAATTCTAGAAAGAGGTTATTCACATGCAATAGTTTTTGAAGATGATATATTTTTTATGCCGTATGCGAAAAAACTTATTGTGGAGATTGAAAAAGAATTAAACAAAATAGATTGGGACTTTTTCCATTTTGCACCATCAATACACAGACCTTTAAATAAATTCTCAGAAAATTTAGTTGATTTAACAAATCTACCACCTAAAGACCCTATCAGACACAGAGGCATTTTTGGTACTTCAGGATTTATTTTAACACCAAAGGCATGTGAATATATTATCAAGTGGGATACAAATGATATTATTGAAAATAGCCATAGGCAAGTACCTATTGATGAATTTTTAAATAATGGTGTATATCCAAACATTAAATCTTTTTCCGCTAAATTACCATTAATTGTTCAAAAAACAGGATACTCGGATATTAATGGAACTATAGATTCAAACCATTATATAATGACATATAATTGGAATGTTTATTTTCCTGATAAATTAGAAAATGTTTATTTAGATTATAATAATTGTATAAAAATTAGAAATGAAAGTTAAATTTATCACCGCAATATATAATAATTTGTTTGGTACCGAATTAGGAGGAAGACCAAGTAGAAAAGGACATTACAAATACAGTTTGCTATCTTTATTAAAGATGACAGATGCAGACTTTTTATGTTATACAAATGAACAAGAGTTAAATGAGTTGGAAAATTTTTTCTATACTGAACATTTAATTTCAAAAGAACAATTACAATTTAAAATTTTTAATTTATCCAATACAAAATTTAAAGATATTATAAACAAATATAAAGATACTGAAAGTTCAAAACGTTCTGATAGATGTATCGAAATACAATATTCAAAATTTCATTGGTGGTGGAATGAGGATAAATCTTATGATTATTATTATTGGATTGATGCCGGATTATCTCATTGTGGTTTAATACCAAATGTGTATCTACAAGGTAGTAAACATTCTGAAAGAAAATATTATGAAAGTGAGTTGTTCAACAATACATTTTTAAAAAATTTGATAAAATTTTCGTCAGATAAATTTTTTATTATGATGAAAGATAATGTCAGAAATTATTGGTCTGGTACTGTAAACCCAAAATGGTATAATGAGTTTTGTATGGAATATCATGTGATTGGCGGAATGTTTGGAGGCAAAAAAGAAAATTGGGATAATTTGGTTAATATATTTGAGAAATACGCCTATGATATAATAACAACAGATTATAATATTCCAATGGAAGAAAATATTATGACTTTGATGTATTATAATCATAAGGATTTATTTTCTATAAAAACATTTGATACTTGGTGGTGTAAAGATAATGGGCCAAAAGATATGGATGAAAATTATTATGAAATAAATAAAAGTTTTTATAAAATTTTAGAAGAACTTAATAGAACATATGAGTAATATAACATTAGTAACAGGTATTTGGGATATTGGTCGCGGAAATTTAAGCGAAGGATGGTCAAGAAATTATCAACATTATTTAGATAGATTTGAAAAACTTTTAGAAGTTGACACAAATATGATAATATTTGGTGATGAAGAATTAAAAACTTTTGTTTCGAGCAGAAGGAATGATTCAAATACTCAATTTATTGTACGACCATTATCATGGTTTCAAAATAATGAATTTTTTGATAAAGTACAAAAAATAAGAGTGAGGGAAGATTGGTTAAGTAGGTCAGGATGGTTAAGAGATTCTACACAAGCTAAATTGGAGAATTATAATCCTCTTGTGATGTCTAAAGTATTTTTATTAAATGATGCTAAAATAATGGATAAATTTAATTCTGAATATATGTTCTGGATTGACGGAGGAATTACAAATACTGTCCATCCAGGGTATTTTACTCATGATAAAGTATTGGATAAATTATCCAAATATATTTCAAAATTTTCTTTTATTTGTTTTCCTTATGGAGCTGAAACTGAAATTCATGGTTTTGAATATAATAAATTAAATTCAATTGCCGGAAATAAAGTAAATAAAGTTGCCAGAGGTGGATTTTTTGGAGGTCCAAAAAATACAATATCTGATATAAATGGAATTTATTATAATCTATTAAAATCTACATTAGATGAAGGTTATATGGGAACTGAAGAAAGTATATTTTCCATTATGGTGTATAGGCATTCTGATTTGATAAATTATTTTGAAATAGAATCAAATGGGTTAATTGGTAGGTTTTTTGAAGATTTAAAAAACGATACTTTATTAGTTAAAAGTGAAAATCAAATTAGTCCCGTTAATGAAGTAACCAATAATTTAGATGTTAATAAATGTGGATTATATGTTATAACATTCAATAGTCCAAAACAATTTAGAACTTTAATTGACTCAATGTTGGCTTATGATAAAGATTATATAATAAAAACAAAAAAATTTTTATTAGATAATTCATCTGATTTATCAACCACAGAAGAATATTTGGAGATTTGTAAAGAATTTAATTTTGAACATATTAAAAAAGATAATTTAGGTATTTGTGGGGGTAGACAATGGATTGCTGAACATTTTGAAAATACAGATTTAGATTATTATTTATTTTTTGAAGATGATATGTTTTTTTACCCAACAGAAGGTAAAGTATGTAGAAATGGGTTTAATAGATACACTCCAAACTTATATACCAAGTCATTAGAAATAATGAAAAAAGAAAATTTTGATTTCCTAAAATTAAATTATTCCGAATTTTTTGGAGATAATGGAACTCAATGGTCATGGTATAATGTACCACAAAATGTTAGAAGTGAATTTTGGCCAAGTAAAACAAGGTTACCAGAAACAGGATTAGACCCAAATGCGCCAAAAACACAATTTAATAAAATATTATCATATAACGGTATACCATATGCGGTTGGTGAAATTTATTATTGTAATTGGCCTCAAATAGTTAGTAGAACAGGAAATAAAAAAATGTTTTTAGATATTACATGGGCTCACCCTTTTGAACAAACTTGGATGAGTCATATGTACCAATTGGTTAAAAAAGACGAATTAAACCCTGGAATATTACTTATGACTCCCACAGAACATAATAGATTTGAACATTACGACAGGGGGCTTAGAAAAGAGTCATAACAATATATTTATTGTTATGGAATTTTTTATCAAAAAGAATGCAACTTTGCCTGTTTTAAAAATGCAAGTTGTTAAAGACGGTAGAAGCGGATATGACCAATTCATGAATGATTTGATAATATCATCAATTTATTTTTCAATGATTGATGTTCAAACCGGAATACCTAAAATTGTTTCGGCCCCTGCAGATATTGTCGGATTACTTTTACCTGAAGGTTCAACAACTGAATATTACATATATTTTAAATTTACAAGTAGAGATACAAATACCCCTGGAAGATACCAAGGTCAATTTTTAATTAAAAATGATGAAGGAAATCTTATATTACCATTAAGAGAAGAATTGTATATTAATATTCAAGATTCATTTATTTCTGAAACTGCTTGTTGTTAATTTGATTAATCAAAATCATTTTTTATATTTATTTATTAAGGTTAACTTCACTATAATGTGAAAGCTAATGAACCATTTTAAATAAACTATTATGATATCTAACGAAGAGATTGAATCATTCCTATTAGGTAATGACCCCGAAGAATTTATTGTAGCAATCGAATTTGACTACTTATCTAATTCAATTTACAAAATCAAAGAAATTCCTGGTAAAGGAAAAGAAATTAGAAAAGACACATTTATCCCATTTGCTTGGGTTGGTGATTTACGCGGACTAAAGTTTTATAATGACTCCAAAGGAGTTCAGAAAGAAGCCATGACTAAGTATGGTATTATGATTGAGAAATTAGAAACTCATGATAATGAAAGGCTTAATAATGGTATGACTTTTATGGTTAAATCATTAAAAGGTTATAGAGAGTTAATTCAATTTTTTAGGGATGGTGGATGTGACCCTTGGGGTGATAGGGCAAAAGATAAAATTATAATTCTACCTCCTGTAGAACAATATTTAATTGCAAGAGAAAAAAGATTATTTAAAGGATTTGAAGATTACAATCAAATTACTCGACTTGTATTTGACTTGGAAACAACTTCATTAGAACCTGAAAATGGTCAGATATTCATGATTGGTATAAAAACCAATAAAGGGTATCATAGGGTTATTGAATGTATTGATGAGGACCAAGAAAAGGGTGCAATTATAGAATTCTTCAAGGTTATTGATGAGTTAAAACCAAGTATTATTTCGGGTTATAATTCAGCAAACTTCGACTGGCATTGGATATTTGAAAGATGTAGAATTTTAAAGATTGACCCTAAAAAGATTTGTAAATCTTTACACCCCCAACATTCGTTTACAAGAAAAGATAGTATGTTAAAACTTGCCAACGAGGTTGAAAATTTTGTTCAGACATCGATATGGGGTTATAATAGTATTGATATTATTCATGCTGTTCGTAGAGCTCAAGCGATTAATTCAAGTATTAAGAGTGCTGGTTTGAAATACATTACAAAATATATTAAATCGGAATCTGCAGACCGAGTTTATATTGAACATGAGAATATTGGTAAAATGTATACTAACAAAGAAGAATATTGGTTGAATGTTACTAATGGTAATTACAAAAAAGCAACAGAGTATACTGATTTAGATATAAAGTTCCCTGGAATATATCAGAAAATAACAGGGGATAAGTTGGTTGAAATGTATCTTGATGATGACTTGGATGAAACTTTAAAAGTTGACCATGAGTTTAATCAGGCATCGTTTTTGTTAGCTTCGATGATTCCAACAACATATGAAAGGGTTTCTACAATGGGTACTGCAACATTATGGAAAATGTTAATGTTGGCTTGGTCTTATAAACATAATTTGGCCATTCCCGCAAAACAAGGTAAAACTGATTTTGTCGGTGGTTTATCTAGATTGTTAAAAGTGGGATACTCAAAGAATGTTTTAAAACTTGACTTTAGTTCACTATATCCATCAATCCAATTGGTTCATGATGTATTTCCTGAATGTGATGTTACGGGGGCGATGAAAGGAATGTTAAAGTATTTTAGAGATACCCGTATCAAATACAAAGAACTTGCGGAAAAGTATTATACTACTGACCCTGAAAAGTCTGCGTCATACGGTAACAAACAATTACCGATTAAGATATTCATTAACTCAATGTTCGGTGCGTTATCGGCACCTCAAGTTTATGCTTGGGGGGATATGTTTATGGGAGAACAAATTACCTGTACAGGTAGACAATATCTTCGTCAAATGATTAAATTCTTTATGTCTCGTGGATATACCCCTCTGGTGATGGATACGGATGGTGTAAACTTCTCATCTCCTGATAACGTGGATGAACACACGTATATTGGTAGGGGTCTAAATTGGAAGGTTAAAGAGGGTTTAGAATATACTGGTCCTGAAGCGGATGTGGCAGAATATAACGATATTTTTATGAGAGGTGAAATGGCTCTTGATACTGATGGTGTTTGGCCGTCATGTATTAATTTGGCTCGTAAGAATTATGCGGTAATGGATTCAAAAGGAAAAATAAAATTGACAGGTAATAGTATTAAATCAAAAAAACTTCCTTTATATATTGAAGAATTTTTGGATATTGGAATTAAGTTTTTATTACAAGGAGACGGGAAATCATTTGTAGAATATTACTACGAGTACCTACAGGTAATATTTGATAAAAAAATACCGTTAAGTAAAATCGCACAAAGAGCTAAAGTTAAATTAACTCTTGATGATTATAAAAAAAGGTTATCAACTAAGACTAAATCCGGTAATAGTATGAGTAGAATGGCTCATATGGAACTTGCAATACAAAATAACTTGAGTGTTAACTTAGGAGATGTTATTATGTATGTTAATAACGGAACTAAAGCATCTCAGGGTGATGTTCAAAAGATGACTGTAAAACAAATAAAAGATACAAACGCCGTTAATTTATTTAACAATCCAAAATCTAAACCTATCACAGATGGTGTAATGGTTAATTGTTATATGTTAGATAAAGATATTTTGGATACAGACCCTAAGTTAACTGGAGATTATAATGTACCAAGAGCAATTGCAACATTTAATAAAAGAATTGAACCTTTAATGGTTGTTTTTAAAGATGAAGTTAGAAATGGATTAATTGTTAGTGACCCTGCCGAAAGAGGTATATTTACAACGTCCCAATGTGAACTTATAAATGGACATCCATTAGACGAAGGTTCTCAAGATAGTTTAGAAGAAGTTATGACATTATCTGACGGGGAAATATCTTACTGGGAAAAAAGAGGCCTTGATTCAAATTATATGTATAAATTGGCTGAAGAAGGCTGGGAAGATAAATTAAGATTGCTTCAACCCGTCTGAACTTAAAATATACCAACTACCTCCACAAAATCTAAATTCAACACAAGCGTATCTGTCCAATAAAATTTCATCATAGTCTTCATCAATTCTATTAACATCAGGTCTTATTGTTGTTCTAATCATTGATTTAACAACAATATGGTCTGTTGTTTTTGAATTTAAAATAACTATAGATTCCGATACTCCCATCGTTATAATACAATCTTCTCCGTTTGTACTATATTCTAATTCGGAAATTAATGATACTTCTGAAGTGTTAATTATTTCTCCGTTAATAATTTTTTGTGCGGGTATTGTTCTTATTATTGCCATAAATAATTATATTACATATATTTGTCTTGGGAAAGCCCTAAACTTCATTTGTTTATTTAAATTTTCCGCAATTAAAGCCTCTTTTTCCATTTGTTTTTCAGGCCTTAATCTTTCAAGTCGTAATTTTAATTCTTCTTCTAATTTTGTTTTTTCATCTTTTCCTTCTGTTAAAAGACTGGTATAATCCATTGTAATTTCGGAATCAGGTGTTTTTAAGTTACCACTATATTTTCCTCTAACTCTACCTAGCGTTTCTTTAACGTATGCGGTAAACCATCTTCTTACCCATTGTTGTGCCGGCACATTTAAGTCCACCCAATTTAATTCTTCAAGAGGAACATCAGAAGGTAATTTTATTACATCTTTATTTTGTTTTAAACACGCTGCTCTATCGTCAGGTCCTACATCATAATACCAATACCAAACAGCCTTTCCTACGTACATACTATAATTATTCCAATTAAATCTTCCTCCAGGTGTATTATATAACATAACATTTTTCTTACCATCAGGTAATCCTGTAACTCTATATGTTAATGAGCCACCTAATATTCTGTTAAGAATATTGGCTTCTTGCATTCTGATTAAATAATCAAATCCTGACATCATATAATAAGAACCTTGATTACCCATTTGAGCAAATCCTGCTTGGTCACCACCAAGTCCTATACCACCACCAACACCAGCAAACCCACCCAAACCAAATGCGGTCCAAGCCTGATTACTAAACCAAAGAAGTTCATTTATTTCTCTACCAGCAGGTATTTCGTAATTCTGTGTGTTGGCACTTAATACAAAATAATCCTTTTTTAAAACCCACGGACCCATTGTTTGTAAACCAACAATTTTTGAATATGAATAAGCAAACTGTTGTTCAAAATCCATAGTTCTTGTTATCAACGCATTTGCTACGGATTTTTCAGACATATTTAAGTTAACTAAATTAACCCATTGACTTTCTATGAGCCAATCTAAAGTATATTGTTCATAGTCTTGAATAGAAAGTTCCATTAAAGAATCCATCATTTCATCTTCAATTTCAACACTTCTTAATGGAGCCCCCAATAAATGTCTAACTCTTGTATATATTTTCGACCTTTCTGGTTCTGGTATTACAGGCATATCTTTTTTTATAATAAATATCATCAATAATGTTCTATTTCACATATTGACTATGACATATAATTATTGTCTTAACTCATTAATTCTTTGTAATATTTCTTCAGCTGCGTTTGCGGAGTTTTGATTATCCCCCATTACTGTGGCAATTACTTGTTTTTTATTATTTAATATGTCGTATATGACACCTTCAATTGTATTTTCAAATATCGGGTAGTAAACCAAAACATTATTTTTTTGACCGTATCTATAACTACGGTCTTCTGCTTGTGAGTGGTCTGAAGGTAAAAAAGATAAATCATTCATTATGACAGCTTCAGCGGCTGTTAGTGTAATACCAACACCTGCCGCTTTAATATTACCAACAAATACTTTTATTTTTTCATTTTCTTGAAATTGGTCAACGCTGTTTTGTTTTTCTATTTTTGACATTGTCCCATTTAACTTAACGGCAATTTTACCAAAGTGTTGGGTTATCTTTTCTAAAGATTCTGTAAAATTACAAAATATGATTACTTTTTTTCCTTGTTCAATAATATTTTCAGCCAATTCAATTGTCTGTTCTATTTTTTCATTGGCGATGATTTGTCGTATCTTTGTAAGTTTTGTAAATTGAATTGTTAATGATTTTGATTCTTCAGGATTTTTATCATACCAATCATAATATTCACCCATAACTTCTTCATATTCTTTAGATTTTAATCTAAGATAGATTGGTGTGATTATTTTTTCAGGTAAATCAAGAACATCTTCTTTTAATCTTCTTAAGATTGTTGGAGCTGTCCTATCTCTTAATTCTTCCAAATTTGATGCTCCAACAACGTTCCAAACTTTTCTACCCCCGACATTAAATTGATATCCTTGACAATATCTAATGGCATAAGCCATCCAATTTTTTGCGGTAGGAGAATCAACCAAACTTAATAAATTAAAATAATCAATAGGTCTAGATGTCATCGGTGTACCCGATAATAACCATAACCTGTCAATATTTTTTACAAAATCATTAATTAGTTTTGTTCTTTGTGCTGTAACATTTTTGATATAGTGTGCTTCATCAATAATAACCAAATCAAAATTGGCTCTAACAATTTCTGACTTATCTTTCTTTTTAATTTCATGGAAGTTTTTTATTATGTCGTAATTTATAATAACAAAATCGTGTTCTGTACTAAAGTTTTTACCTTCAGAAATAAACACCGACTTATCTGTATAATTTTCAATCTCTCTTTTCCAATTTATTTTTAAAGTTGCCGGACAAATTATCAGAACTTTTTTTACGCCAGACTCTAAAGCCGCAATAATTGTACTGGTGGTTTTTCCAAGACCCATATCATCGGCCAAAATAAATTTTTTATTTTCAACTAACTTTTGAATCGCTTCTTTTTGATGTGGTAATGGAGGACGATTAGAATATTTTTCATAATTAATGACAACATCTTTTACTGTGTTATCTTTAATAATTGATGCCTTTGGTAACCAAAAATCGTGAAGTTGTTCTGTTTCAAAAACTTTTCCCCAAACATGGTAAGCCTTTTCTTTATCTGCTAATAATTTTTCAATCCAAACTTTTTCAGGTATTTGTGTATATAATTTATCATCAGCCAATTTTTGTGCAAAATATGTATCTAATATTACCCACTTTTTTGCAACCTTTGGGGGATTGTCGTGAAAATTAATTATATATTCAGACTGACTTCTTGTTGGATAAAACTTTTTATTAATTTGAGATTTTCTTTTTAATTCAAAGATATAGTTATTACCTCCATCATATGTTTCAAGGATGGACATTGCTTTTGACTCTAAACTTATTTCTTTATTCATTAAATTAATTTAGTATGAGGCCTATCTTTCCAATAAAATTCATCACCATAAAAAACAAAAATTTCTTCGTCTGATTGAATGTCTTTAATTGAAAAAAATTCAAGTGTTTTGTTTATGTAGTTTGCCTTCCACCTTGCACTTGGATTAGTACTATGGTTATAAAGACTACCAAATCCTAAACAAATAACTTGTTCTGTCCATTGATTAGTTTCTGGAGGCCAATTAAATGTGTAGTCAAATAAAATATTATTATTAATATATTCTTGAGGTGTAACATCTAAACGTATCAAAGGGCATTCTTCTATTAATTCTCCTTTTTTTATGAATTTAGATGAAAAAACCCCCAATCCATGTATAGTACTTTTAGATACATATGTTTTATTTGACGGTAAAATCTTCATAAAAAACTTTGAGTTAATTATAACAATAATTTGAATATTTATCAATAAGGAAAAAATAAACATAATATGCAAAAATTAGTTCCAGTAACACGTCTCGGTAAATTCTTTGGTGATGAAGATTATAATTTAGATATTAATATGGGTGAAGAATGGTTGTTGGGAGATATGAATTTTACAATAATATTGTATCGTGTTGATAGGTATAAAACAAAAACGGATGATGTTTATGGTGAAGCATTAAAAGACGGAATTCAATTTTTGTCCCCTATTGAACTTAAAGGTTATGTTCAGATTATGGCTCCAACAAATCAAAAACTTGGAACTTCAAAAGTTCAACAAGATGAGCCAGGAAATTTAAGATTCTCTATTTATCAACAAACCCTTAGTGAAATGGATGTTGATATTCAGTTTGGAGATTATATTGGATATTATGAAAATGAGAAAAAGGTAAGATACTATAGTGTGTCTGATGATGGTAGGGTGGTTTCAGATAATAAACATAACTATGGAGGTGTTCGTCCTTTTTATAGAACGGTTATAGCAACTCCTGTAAATGAAAACGAATTTAGAGGAATATAAAATATTATGAAAATTGTTATTAACGAATCTCAATTTGATTCTTTATTTATAGGTAAAAAAGTTATGGTTTATTATAATCTACATAAACATACTTTTTCGGTAACATATGACGGTAAAGTTATTATGCATGCCGATTATGTTAAACTTGGCGATGTTGAGTTTAGAGTTAGACAAGGGGGTAAAGAAAAAGTTAGGGTTGAAAAAAGTAAAAATGTTCATGCCTTTGTAATAGGTAAATTATTAGATTATTGTGAATTTCCTTGTGATGATTTACCTGTAAATACATTTGGAAAAATTGTAACATACAATCCTTATATGTTTGATAGTTTTGTATATAAAGATAATCAAGAACCAGTTTATTCTGCAAATGAAGTTAATATGATAAATTCTAAAGATAAAATATTTGTAACAAAAAAATAATTATGGGGTTTCCAAAACAAATAAAAAAAACATTGCCGTTAGTTCCAAAAAAAGAACTATCTGAACGCAGACATCAATTATTAGAATATATTAATAAGGATGGAACGTATCTACCTAAATCAGTATTGCATGCAGATTTGGATAGAGGAATGTTAGATTTTGTTAAAAACGATTTAGCAGTTGTAAGTGAGGGTGCAATTGTGCCTATGATTGATATTATGATTACAACACAAAACTGGTCTCAGTTTGCGGAAACAGGAACTTTTCAAGATAACGATTTAAATGTTAAACTCCCATTTATAACTGTTGTTAGAAGTCCCGAAGTTAAATACGGAACAAACCCGTCACTTCAATATACAATACCAAATAGAAAACAATTTTATTACGCATCAGTTCCAACTTGGGACGGAAACAGACAAGGTATGGATATATACACAATACCACAACCTGTACCTGTAGATATTAATTATAGTGTAAAAATTATTTGTAATAGGATGAGAGAATTAAATCAACTTAATAAAGTTGTTTTACAAAAATTTTCTTCAAGACAATCATACACTTTTATTAAAGGACAATACGTTCCAATAATAATGAATAATATTTCTGACGAATCTGTTATGGATTTAGACAAAAGAAAATATTATATACAAAATTATGATTTTACAATGTTGGGATATCTAATTGATGAAGAAGAGTTTCAAGTTAAACCCGCCATTTCAAGAGTGGTTCAATTATTTGAATTTGATACAAGTACATTAAAAAAGAAACCTTTGAGGTTTCCTGAAAATCCTGACGAATTTAAATTAGATTTTTTATTTGTCGTTGGTAATAATATATTAAGCGATGTTACGGATTTTACCGCAAATATGAATTTAGTATCAACAGAGAATGTTGACTCATTTGATGTTTATATAAATAACAATTATTATGGTAGTGACGTAGAAATAATTCAAATTACAACAAACGATATTCTAAGAATTGAAGTAACCAAAAATGATGATACAAAAGATGCAACAATTATTTATAATTGTAAGTTAGTTTAATTCTCACCATAGATATCTTTCTTCTCTTTACACTTTTCAAAAATCAAATTTTCCAAAAATTTATAAATCTTAATACCCCTCTTATCACAGTATTTTTTTAACACATCATGTGATTCTGGGGATATTTTAATGTTCTTTATTTCCTTCTTTACTTTCATAGGTAGAAAAAAGGCAGAATTTATTCTCACCATTTACAAATATATATTTAAAAGTCAAGTTTTTTCACATTCTATTGAATATTTATCATTAAAATAAATCCATAATAGAATTATTAAATAATGGCAACAGCACAAGCAAATCAAAAAGTATATGTATCACCAGGCGTATACACTTCTGAGACAGATTTATCATTTGTAGCTCAAAGTGTCGGTGTTACTACGTTAGGTTTAGTAGGGGAAACTATAAAAGGTCCTGCATTCGAACCAATCTTTATCACTAATTACAATGAATTCCAAGCTTACTTTGGGGGCACAGAGCCCGTTAAGTTTGTGAATACTCAAATTCCTAAATACGAAGCGGCATATATTGCCAAATCTTATTTACAACAATCAAATCAATTATTTGTAACCAGGATTTTAGGATTATCTGGTTATGACGCTGGTCCTTCGTGGAGTCTTAGTTTGATTGCTAATGTTGACCCAACAACAATCGATATTGATTCTGCAATATCTGTGGATACTTGGACAGCAAATTTTACAGGTAATTCATCGGCAAATACGTTATCATTCACAACTACTTTACCTAATGAAATTTTGGTTAACTTAAACAAACAATATAGATTATCTGACGGTAGTGTATCGACACTATCTGAAGATTTTACTAATATAATTAATTCTATCTACGATAGTCCTCAAACATCGGCAACAACTGTTGTTATGTATGGTGCAATACCTGAAGACGATTATACTGGACTTACAGCAACATATTCCGCAATTACTAATGTTTATGGATGTGATACAAATGATTTGGCAACAAATGATTTAACTGCATCTTCTAATGACCCTTGGTTTTACGCTAATTTTGACATTACAAGTGGTAATGATTATACAGGATATTCTTTTGATTACGTTGTAACATCTTTAGTTTCTGGCGCATCAAGTACTTTTACCGGTACAATATCAGGAGCAACATATTCTTTCACAGGAACAGCTTATACTAATTTTAATAATATGGTTGTTTCAACACTTCGTTCTAGAGGTATATCATTATATTCTAATAATAGTAGTAGTGTTGACCACGGACCTGTTTATGAAGTTAGTGGATTGACTGATTTACAATTAGTTTGTAGTGGTCAGTATTCAGGTATAACTCAAAACCCATATGCAACATTTTTACTTTCAGGTATTACTAAAGATAGTAACACTTTCTCATTTGAAGTTTCAATGTTAGCATCTTCTTCAAAATATATTACAAAAGTTCTTGGCATTGATAACTTCGGTAAAAATAGAACTCAAGTTCCTATTTTTGTTGAGGAGTACTATCAAGCAACATTAAATTATGCATATAATAAAGGTTATATCCGTGGTTTAAAATGTGATTTAATTGCTCTTCCAGATGCAAGAAGTGAAAACCCTTCATCAATTGCTTGGAATTTGGAAAAATATCAATCTCCTGAAACACCTTTCTTAGTTTCAGAATTAAGAGGTAATAAGGTTTATAGATTATTTAAATTTATTTCAATATCTGATGGAGCAGCAGCGAATACAGAAATTAAAGTTTCAATCGCAAATCTATCATTTAATAATATGACATTTGATGTGTTAGTTAGAAATTTCTATGATACAGATGCAAATCCTGTAGTTATTGAAAAGTTCACAAATTGTACTATGGACCCAGGTTCAAATAGCTTTGTTGCTAAAAAAATAGGTTCTTCAAATGGTGAATTTGCTTTAATTTCAAAATACATTATGTTGGAAATGGCCGATGATTATCCTATTGATGCACTTCCTTGTGGATTTTATGGATATATTCAAAGAGAATATGAGAGTGTTGATAACCCATCTCCATATCCTGTATATAAAACAAAATATTATTATCCTGGTGAAGTAGTATTTGACCCTCCATTTGGAACAAGTTCAGGAGGTTCTAATGCTGTTGAATCTGGTGGTGATATTGTTAGAAGAACTTATCTAGGATTTTCAAGTCAATTTGGAATTGATGAATCTTTCTTAGAATACAAGGGTAAACAAAATCCTGTAGTTGGATGGGCAGATGCAACTGATTCATTACCATGGAATTACCTAAGTAAAGGATTCCATATGGACTCAGGAGCTACTGTAGTTTCAATTTCTAATTCAGCTTTATTGACAAGTGGTGAAACTGCTTTTGAATGTGGAGTTGCCGATTTTAGATTTGACCCAGAAACTCAAGAAAATCCTTATTATTTTATTTACTCAAGAAAATATACAATATGTTTTGCTGGTGGATTTGACGGATGGGATATCTACAGAGAATATAGAACAAACCAAGATAGATTCCAATTAGGTGCTTCCGGTTATTTAGCAGGAGCAGCACCTTCAACAAGATACCCAACAGCAACAGGAGACGGAATGTTCAAGAGAATTGTTGTTCAAAATAATACTCAAGATTTCGCAAACTCTGACTACTACGCTTACTTACTTGGTATTTTAACTTTCGCAAATCCTGAAGCAACAAACATTAATGTTTTTGCAACTGCAAGTATTGATTATGTTAATAACTCTAATTTAGTAGAAGAGGCAATCAATATGATACAGTATCAAAGAGCGGATTCTGTGTATATTACAACAACACCAGATTACAACATGTATACTCCTGATGGAACAAGTCAATATGACGTGATTTATCCACAAGAAGCTGTTGATAACCTCGATAACACAGGAATTGATTCAAACTATACAGCAACTTACTATCCTTGGATACTTGTAAGAGATACTGTAAACAATACACAAATATATCTTCCACCAACAGGTGAAGTTTGTAGAAACTTAGCATTAACAGATAACATTGCATTCCCTTGGTTCGCATCAGCGGGTTACACAAGAGGTCTTGTAAATTCAATTAAGGCTAGACGTAAGTTAACTCAAGAAGATAGAGATACACTTTATCAAGGTAGAATTAACCCAATCGCTACTTTCTCCGATGTAGGAACTGTAATTTGGGGTAACAAAACTTTACAAGTAACTGAATCAGCATTAAATAGGTTGAATGTAAGAAGATTATTATTACAAGCTCGTAAATTAATATCTGCTGTAGCTGTAAGATTATTGTTTGAACAAAACGACCAAATTGTTAGACAACAATTCTTAGATAGTGTTAATCCTATTTTGGATTCAATCAGAAGAGATAGAGGTCTTTACGATTTCCGTGTAACAGTTTCTTCTTCTCCAGAAGATTTGGATAGAAATACACTAACAGGTAAAATATATCTTAAACCTACGAAGGCGTTAGAATTCATTGATATTGAGTTCTTCATCACACCAACAGGTGCTTCGTTTGAAAATATCTAATAAAAATAACTGGGGTACATTTTGTATCCCAGTTTTAATTTAACATGAGAAAAGAATTTAAAGAAGGTTTTAAAGAAGAAGGTACTCCTGATATGAAATATTATGCATTCGATTGGGATGATAATATTGTTCATATGCCAACAAAAATTATTCTAAAAAATGAAGAAGGTGATGAAGTCGGAATGAGTACTGAAGATTTTGCCGAATATAGAACAATGATTGGTAAAGAACCCTTTAATTATAATGGAGAAAAAATTGTAGGATTTGCTGAAAGTCCTTTTAGAAACTTTAGAACCGAAGGAGATAAAACTTTTCTGATTGATGCGATGAAAGCAAAACCAGGACCAGCATTTGATGATTTTAAAGAATCAATAAATAATGGGTCGATTTTTTCTATAATCACCGCTAGAGGACATAATCCAAACACATTAAAACAAGCAATATACAATTATATTATTACGGGATTTAACGGAATTGATAAAAATGAGTTAGTTAAAAACTTAAAAAAATATAGGTCTTTTGTGGATGAAGACGATATGTCAGATAATGAACTTATTAAATCTTATTTAGAACTTAACAAATATCATCCTGTAACGTTTGGTGGAGGTTCTAGTGCTAACCCTGAAGAATTAAAGGTTATGGCAATGGATGATTTTGTATCATACATAAAAGGAATGGCGGCGTTATTAAATAAAAAGGCGTATTTAAAAAAAGATATTAGCAATAAATTTATACCAGATAAACCATTAATTGGATTTTCTGATGATGATATTAGAAATGTTGAAGTAATGAATAAACATTTTAAAGATAAACCAGATAAACTAGTTAAGACTTATTCTACTGCCGGAGGAATTAAGAAGGAAGTTAAATAAGAAATAATTTATTTAAAAATAAAGTAAATAGAAAAATTTTTAAGTACGATATATTTATAGAAATAAACAAAAAAACAAAATTATAATAATATGGCTGATTTACTAATGAAAATGCCGATACCGTATGAACCGAAACGCCAGAATCGATTCATTTTAAGATTTCCATCAAGTTTGGGAATAAATGAGTGGTTTGTAGAAACAGCCCAAAGACCTCACATCACTATCAATCCTGTAGAAATACCTTTTTTAAATACATCAACATATGTTGCTGGTAGATTTCTTTGGCAAACACTTAGCGTGACGTTTAGGGACCCAATAGGACCTTCAGCATCACAAGCCTTGATGGAATGGGTTCGTCTACACGCTGAGTCTGTTACAGGTAGAATGGGATACGCTGCGGGGTATAAGAAAGACATTGACTTGGAAATGCTGGACCCAACTGGAGTTGTTGTTGAAAAATGGATATTATATGGTACATTTTTAACAGATGTTAACTTTAATACATTAGCTTACAATGCAGATGCTTTGGCAACAATCGCAGCAACACTAAGAATGGATAGATGTGTATTAGTTTACTAATTTTTTAAAGAAAATATTTATTTAAAAATAATAACAATTATACTTAACCGTAAAGCACATAAACTTTACGGTTAATTTTTTTATATGGATAATCAAACTAGAGACTACGCTCAACAAAATTTTACATTACCACACGATGTGGTTCCTTTACCATCACAAGGAGTTTTTTATAAAAATAAAAAAAAGTCAATTAAAGTTGGATACTTAACAGCTTCTGATGAAAATATATTAATGGCTGGAGGAACAGACCTTACATTAAATCTTCTTAGAGCAAAAATATATGAACCGGATGTTAGGGTTGAAGATTTGTTAGAAGGTGATGTTGAATCAATCTTAATATTTTTAAGAAATACCGCTTTCGGGCCAGAAATTAATTTAAACTTAACTGACCCCCAAACAAGGAAACCATTCCAAACAACTGTTAGATTGGATGAATTACCAATAATTAATGGACAAACTCCATTAGAAGATGGTACGTTTGTAACACCATTACCTAAATCACAATCAACAGTTAAGATAAAACCATTAAGTTATGGTGAGGTTATGGAAATACAAAAAATGACAGAATCGTACCCTCAAGGAAGGGTTGCCCCAAAAGTAACATGGAGACTACAAAAAGAAATTATTGAAGTTGACGGAAGTACTGATAGAGCCGAAATTGCAAAGTTTGTAGAACAAATGCCTATTGCGGATTCAAAATATATTAGACAATTTATGGATTCAAACGAACCAAAATTAGATATGAATAGAACAGTAACAGCCCCATCAGGAGAAAAACTAACATTTAATGTTGGGTTTGGGGTTGATTTCTTTCGCCCTTTCTTCTGATTATAGGAAAGGTCAAATAGATGAATTTTACTATTTGAATACATTAATGAAAATAACGTATCAAGATTTCGAAAAGATGCCAATTTTCGTCAGAAAATATCTTCTTGATAAATGGATTGAAGAAAACAAGAAGGACTGAAAAATCAGTCCTTCTTCTATTTATAGTATAATAAAAAAAATATTATGGAGAATAATTTTTCTTTTTCGGAACAAGACCCAAAAAAATTAAGTGAAAATTTAAAAGAGGTTGCAGAAGCTATGTCAAATGCTGTGACTAGAATAAGCGATTTAGTTTATAATTTTTCAATTTCTGCCGAGCAAATGATGAATGCTGCTCAACAGTTAGATAGGATTTTTTTACAAAGTGGTTCAAGAATTGAAGAAATGGAATCGGCTTTTGCCAAATCAATTCCTGTTGTGAGAAGTCTTGGAGGGTCTATAGATGACGTTGGAAACACAATAGCACTAATTGCGCAATCTTCTAGAAGAAATGTTATTGAGACGGAAGAAGTTGTTGGAAAATTATATGCAACATCAAAAGTTTTGGGTCAAAACGTTGGTACTATTGTTACTTCATTTACTAATGTTGGAATTCAAACTGAAAATATTGGTAAAAATGTTGAAGATTCTGTGCATTATGTCCAAAGTATTGGACTTAATGCTAGTACAGTTATGGAAGATGTTGTAAAAAACATGGAAATGTTAAATCGATTTAGCTTTAGCGACGGAGTTCAAGGTTTAACAAAAATGGCAGCACAAGCCTCTATGTTAAAATATGATATGAGTAAAACCGCAGATTTTGCGGATAGAGTTTTAAGTCCTGAGGGAGCTATAGAAGCTGCTTCAGCCTTCCAAAGATTAGGGGTTGCTGTTGGTGACTTAGGCGACCCACTAACAATGATGAACGATGCTTTGGTAAACCCCGGTGCGTTACAAGATAGTATTATTAAAGTTGCTGAACAATTTACAGAATTTGATGAAAAAACAAAAACATTTAAAATAAATCCACAAGGAATTTTAATGTTTAAAGAATTAAAAGATGTAACAGGTATTAGTGCCGCTGAAATGTCAAAAACAGCAATTGCGTCTGCAGAATTAGGTAGAAGATTGTCTGATGTTAAATTAGATATACCTGAAGATGATAGAAAATTATTGGCTAATATGGCGGTAATGAAAGACGGCAAATATCAAATTAAACTTGGTATGGAGGGAGGTGAAGATATATGGGAAGGACTTGAAGACGTTACAAAAGAACAATATCTTAAATTGAAAGAAGTTCAAGAAAATGCTCCAAAAACTATGGAAGAAATCTCGTTTCAACAGTTATCAATTGAAAAACAAGGTTTAGCAATGCTTACAACAATAGCCGATAAAATTGGATATGGCTTTGCAGATGTTGGACTTGTTAGAAGAACGCTTGCGGGTATTCAAAGGATTTCTACTTCAGTAACTAGTTCAGTTAGTAAAGTTAGTAAAGATGTGCCAATTACCAAAGAACTAGAATCAATAGTAACTGCAGTTAAAAGTTTAGTTGATGGTAAAGGTAAATTGACTGATAAGGAGGCTCAATTAAAATTACAAGAAACTGAAAAAAATCTTGAAAATAAATTTAAAGGATTACCTCAAAATGTGTTAGACGCGTTAAAAGGAGTGGTTAAGGATATTGATAAAAAAACAACTTCTAGAAGTGAACTTGAAAAATATCTTAAAAGTGAAGTACTTGAACCCTTATCAACCTATTTAAATAAAGAAAAACCAACAACAAATCAAAAACCAACCACACAAGTAACAAATCCAAATACAAGTAAACCACAAACAAAAACAGTACCAGCACAAACAGGAGTTGGCATGCCAGTTACTTATTCAGAAAAACCAAATCAAGTAGAATCAATTGCCGCGAATAATTATAATAATTTAAAAGGGGTTGGTAATGAATCATTAACAACAGCTATTGACGGACAAATTGATTTTGGTTCTTTAACTATGAATATTAATATTAATTCAACATTAGGTGTGGATAAAAAATTACTTGAAGATAGTTTGGGGAGTGTTGAATTTAAAAAAGAATTTAAAGATGGTGTCATTGGTTTTGTTAGAAAAAGTTTAATTGAGAGCGGTTCAATAAAAGAAACAGGGATGACCTAAAATTAAAAAAATTATAGATAATCTATTTATTATAAATAACGTATAGATGCCAAGTCCACTACTGATAGATTCTGCGGGGTTTAGAAAAAAATTGATAACAAGGAACTTAGTACCTTATGCCAAGTCCCCCAATAAAGCTGACCCCCCAATTGATTACGAAGTAATTCAATCAGATTTATCTGTTATAGATAGTCCGGACCAACTTATTGATGAACCTTCCTTTGCGAATAAATTATTTCCATTAAACCAATATGGTAATGATGGTGGATATAAACAAGTCCCTGACCCAGGTTCTTTGTTAAATAATAAATCAAATGAAGGTGAATATGGGTTCCAAGATGCCAATATAATTGATGAGGGATATGATGCTCCAAGAAATTGGAGACCATTAAATGCTTATGCGGATACAACACAAATTTTTGATGCGGCAAATGCTATAGCATCTTTTGAAACGGTAAGACCTGACCAAGATAGAACACCAAATAGTCAACCATATCCGGCATCAATAGTTAATTCATCATATTCTCCTGTATCTATTTTATTAACCAAAGACCCTTTAGGTAGTAATGGTTTATTAAGTCAAGATTCTTTTTTGGCTAGATTAGGTGCTGTAAAATTAAAAGAAGCATTTGAAAACAATATTAATAGGGAAGTAGCAAAAAATACTATAGGAAGAGCTAACATCTTTAATGTTAGAAGTGGTACTGACGTATTGAATTTAGTTACAGGTAGGGTTCCACTTATAGAGCCTGACTATACTATTACGATGCCAGCTAATCCTGTATTGGCAGCAACAAGTTATGCTTTAAGATTGGCCGGAAGTATATTACCCGTATCAACAATACCTGGTTCTTATTTTGACACAAGTATTAATCCAGGACAACCAACAACAATACAACAATTACAAAACGCTTTTAGACAATCAAATAATGGTGTTGGTAAATTTTTCAATAGATTATTAGGGGGAGATAAAACTGGCTCACAATTATTTTTAAATAATACAGGAGGAGGTCAAAAATCAAGATTATTTGGTAATTTAGATTATAACAAATTTAAACCTGATTACGACAGAACTCTATTTGATAGAGTAGCTGGAGTTCTTGTAGGGTCAACAACTAACAATAGTGATTTTTATGTTGGCTCAAAAACGTCTGACCCATCAAGAATATTTTCACCTGGAGGTGATTTACCTGTTAATGAATTTGGACAAGAAGTTCAATCTCCTGTTTATGGCCCACAAGAAATGGCTCAGTTATATGAGGGACCAAGTCAGGATGTAAGGTTGGGTGCTAACGGACCTACATATAGTGACGGAGGTGGAGTTGAAGGAGGATTTACTTGGGTATCTCCAAAGTATAAAGGAAACGCTGGTAAAAAAGTTGGTATTGGTGGAGAAGTAACAAATCAAAGCGAAGACTTTAAACAAACATCATATGATTCAACAGAATCAACAAATAGAACATTTAGAGAAGGTTCAATACTTGATGATACTCAAAGGATTATTGATAGTCAACCAAGCGGAGGAAGAAGGTTACAACACGTAGGTAACGCTATTGACCAAGTTAGTAAAGTATTCAATGATGGATATAAAGAATTAACAAAAGGTTCAAGAGTATTAAGTTACGTTGGTTCGATAGGAAACGAAGTTGGAACAGAATATTGTAGAGTTTTTGCAAAAGACATACCGTATCTTCAATATAATAATTTACAAAAAACAGATGGTATGACAACTGAAGGTAGAAAATTCAGTTATTCTGTTTTTGACAAAACATATAATCTTAATATTGTACCAAATAAACGAGAAGGTGGACAGGATTCAAGTAATTTAATTGGAGACACAACTCAAATTTATGCTAAGAAATATATGTTTTCATTGGAAAACTTGGCATGGAGAACAGGCGGTTCACCTGGATATACGGTATCTGATTTGGCAATATGTGAAAGAGGACCAAATGGGGGTAGAGTAATGTGGTTTCCTCCGTATGGATTAGTTTTTACTGAAGCCGTTAGTGCGAATTGGAACACCACCGATTTTATTGGAAGACCAGAACCAATATACACATACAAAAATACAAGTAGAGGTGGTACTTTACAATGGAAAGTTGTTGTTGACCATCCATCAGTTTTAAATGTTATTGTAAATAAAATATTAACAAATGAAACAAACAAAGCAAGAATAGACCAAATGTTAGAATCTTTTTTTGCGGGATGTTTAAAATATGACTTATATGAATTGGCTAAAAAATATTATACAATACCACCAAATGATTTACAAAACTTACAAGATGCAATTTCATCAAAAAATTTAACAAAAGAACAATTACAATACTCACTTCAAACAGTACAATCTGGTAATAACTCTCCTGGTAATAGCGCTAGTCAACCGATTACCTCAAGTAATGGTGCAAATTCCGCACCAGAAGTAACATTTAAAACTTTTGAAAATTTAGGGTTTTATTTTGGAAATGATTATCCAAAAACTTTTGGTGTTAATTACGATACTGAATATAGTAGATATACATCATCAAGTAATAAAACATATTATCAACAACAATCACCAAGCACTTCAGAACAAACCTCATCATTTTTTAATAGCGTTGTAACATCTAACTATGATAAGTTATATGATTTTATAAATGAACTAGACAAACAATTAACTAATAATACAGAAGGAACTGTAACAATAACTATTGATGGAACAACTTCACCTCCAGCATCAAAAACATATAATCAAACACTATCTGAAAAAAGAATTGATTCTGCGTTTATATTTTTTTCATCAAATACCACCATCCAAAAGTGGATTAAAACAACAAGATTAATTATTAATAAAGGAAAGGCTTTGGGGGAAAATGCTGAGGTATTAAAATATGATGCAAAATCTGCTAAATTTATGCCAGCAGAAAAAGTTAGTTGTAGTGATAATGATGGGGATAATCAAAAAATTTCTAAAGAAATTTATACCACAAATGCTATGGCTTGTAGAAGAGCATATATATCATCTATAATATCAACGCTGAAACAACCACCACCACAAGAACCGGTAAATGTAACACAACAAAATCCACCAGATGTTTTAGTTGGAACAAGAGTTCCGGCAACAACAAAACCACAAAATTTAGAACAAAATCCTAAACCTAATGATAATATAACAAAAAAAGTTTTAAGGGCTTTATTGTCAGAATGTGATTATTTTGAAACAATAAAACAGGATACACCCATGGTGTATGATAATTTAAAAGAAAAATTAAAATTCTTTCAACCGGCCTTTCATTCTACAACACCTGAAGGATTAAACTCTAGACTTACTTTTTTACAACAGTGTATGAGACCTGGAGATACAATACCAACAATAAAACAAAATTCACCTGACGGTAAACCAGAATTACAATACAACAATGCGACAAATACGGCTTTTGGAACACCACCTGTTTTAGTGTTAAGAGTCGGTGATTTTTATAATACCAAAATTATCCCGACAAGTTTAAATATAAGTTATGAAAATTTAGATTTAAATCCTGAAGGAATTGGAATACAACCAATGATTGCAAACATTACTTTAGGGTTTAATTTTGTTGGAGGTAGCGGATTAAAAACGGCTGTTGATAAACTTCAAAATGCTTTATCGTTTAATTATTATGCCAATACTGAAATGTATGATGATAGAGCGGATGTAACGGATGACAGTTTAAAAATTATAGATAAAAACTTTTCAGATTATCTAAAAACTGTTCCACCAACAACAAATCAAGTTCAAAACAATAATGGACAATCTAATGGTGATACTATCGGGTCAATAATTTCAACAGTAAAAAATGTAAGTGGAGACACTTCAGGAACAATATCTTATGCAACATTTATGGATAATTTTTCCGAAGCATCTCAAAATTATTTTACCAATTTTATTAATAAAAGTAAAGAATCTCTTAAACAATATAATAATGCGTTACTTCAAAACTGGACGGCTGAAAGGTTATATGTTGATGGAAATTTATTATCAAATACAATCTTTAATGTACAATTAATTGGAAAACCAAATTTAGATAGTAAAAAGAATGGATTGGCTTATAGAATAGATAAAGTATTTGACGATTTAATATCTAACATTAAAACCGATAATGAAGAAGAACAGGATAGATTTATAAAGTACATGTCACAAAAAAAACTTGGGTTTTCTGAAAAAGTTATTAGACAGTTAAAACATAATTATGGTAATTTTATTAAAAATAAAAAATCAAGATATCAAAACGATATAACACAGATAACACAAAGTATAACAATTGCTCAACAAAATTATATACAGTATCTTAGTAAAGCTAATGTGTTGTTGTATCCACCAACTCCAACGGAAGGGACTGACGGGTACCAACAAAAAAATGGTAATACTGTAATATACAATATTAGTGGAACAACAGATGTTTATCAAGGAAGCTCAGGAACAACACTAGACGAATTAAATCAAGACATTAAAAAAATTGGAGACGGATTGATTGGATATTATCAATTGGCTCAAAATCCGGTATTGTTTAGATATGAATCAACAGACTATAATGGTTATTTATTATATGGTGGAAATAGTGAAAATGATAATACGAGCGCAAAAACATTATTAAATGAGGTTTTTAATCCATTTAGTAAATTGAAAGAGTTTACTAATAAAACTTTCAGACGAATGTATATGATTTTATCAAACGACATCATTGACGATAAAAATTTTCAAACGTTTAAAAAAGCAATTATTGGTGATATTATGAATAATTCAACTATACTTGGTAATGGAAATACTGATATAGACAAAGAATTTTCTTTTTATTGGTTAAGTATTGCAAAACCTAAATTTGAAAATGAAAATAATATTACAACAGAATTTCTAAATAGTATTGAAAAAGTTGCGTTTAAGGATTTCGTAGTTTATACACCTTTTCCAAAAAACAAAAAAAGAGTGTTTACTTATAACATTTCAATCAGTCCACAAAATGAACAAAAAAAATTAATTACCGGTTTGAATAACGCAACACAGGCTGGAAATCAAAATACTAATACAAAAACATGGAACACTTCGGTTGGAACAAATGTATATATTTCTAAAATAAAATTAAACTAATGGGATTTCCTTACTATAATAGATATAGCGAATTTTTAATAAATGGAGAACAAACAGTGGTTCCTTTTGTTTATTTACCTCAAAAGACAACTGATAAGGCTTATATATATAAAGTTGCTAAAAGTAGGTTGGATAAAGTTTCTCAAGAATATTATAACTCACCTTATTTTGGATGGCTAATTTTGCAAGCAAATCCTCAATTCGGAGGGCTAGAAAATTATATATATGATGGTGCAGTATTGATTATTCCATTTCCGCTCATACCATCATTACAGGACTATAAAGCGGCATTAGAAAATCATTTTTATTATTATGGCAGGTAAATATACATCAGATAATAGCGGAAACATTCTTGTTGAATTTGACTACAATAATATTATTGTTGTTGACCCAAATAAAACAATTGATGCTTTTGGAAAAGTATCTGAAAGATTAATTGACCATGAAAATATGGTCATGTATGCTAACCTTGAAGCGGAAATAGTGCCAAGAACTAAATTGGCTATTGGAGGTAGTCCTGAAGATAGGTTAAGAACATTATCAATCGCCAAAATAAATTTTTTAAAACCGTCAAAAAATGGATATTTGGATGATGGTTATTATGATGAACTTACAGGTAAAGATACGTTAAATAAAACTGGTCAAAATCAAACTAAAGAAGAAACAATTTATCCTAAAAATGGTAGTAAACCTTACATTGTAAATACTGTTGTTGACCCACAAAATGTTATTGATAATGGATTACTTGGTATTACAAGCATAATTGTAACCACAAATACATCTTTTATACCATCAGTTACAATTGAACTTGAAGATGTACAAGGAAGAGCATTATTCCAACTTGGAAATAATTCACCATATTCGGCGTTTTTTAACATGCCGTTTTGTCCCTTTTATTTAACTTTAAAGGGGTATTATGGACAAGCTATAAGATATCAATTAAATCTTGAAAGATTCAATGCTAGATTTAATTCACTTAGCGGAAACTACGGAGTTACTTTAACTTTTCATGGATTTAAATTCAATGTATTAAATGAGATTTCAGTGGGTAACTTGGTCGCCACACCAAACATGTATAGTCAAAGATTTGATGTTACAAAATCAGTAACAGATTTGTCGCAAAACAATACAAATGTGGAAGGGCAAGTAAAACAATCAGGAAACAATAAACAAGCGTCAAATAGTAAAGACGCTATTGTTGAACAACTATTGACTGAAAAAGGATATCAAAAAATTGTTGAAGTTTATAGCGAATATAAATCAAAAGGATTACTCGCCCCAAATTTTCCAGAACTTACCTTAATTCAATTATCAGCTAAATTAGATAATTTTGAGAAAACAATTGCCGATTCATATAAAAAAGCGGATTTGGAACCACTAACAAATATTCGAACATATAAAGAAAATTTAAAAAAATATTTTGATGAAATAAGAACGGCTCAAAATTCTTGGTTTAACACATTTTTAAATCCAAGACCAATTATTTTAATCGATAAAACTTTAGTTTATACTTTTAGAGAAAATCTTGATACTGCAGCAAAAAGTGGAGCGGAAACAAAACTAAAAGAAATTGTTGAGAGATATAATGGACTTTTAGCAAATAACCCAACGTTAGGTAATAAATCAAAAACCGAAATTAAAAATAGTATTAAATATGATATTTTTAAAAAAGATGTTAATTTTAATTTAATAGATTGGAAAGAAACAACAAAAAGACAAACCGGTGTTACAACGGCAACAATTGAAAGTATAAAAAAAATAATAGAAACATATAAAGATTTATTTAAATTAACATTCGATATTAAACTTGAGGATATTGGAATTAACAACATTCAAGTTCCAATACCTGAAAAAATTGTTCCACCTAGTTTTTTTGTATTTGATGGAGAAGAAAGATTTGATAAGACAATTTCAAGAATGGAAGCCGAAGCAAATAAAAAATTGTCAGAATACGAAACATTGTTAACTGCGGATTTAGCTAAAAAAATTGAAAGTTCTACAACAGGAATTGGGTTTAAACCAACAGTAAGAAATATAACAGCGGTTATTATGGCATCTGCAGAAGCGTTTATAAGATTGATGGACGATGTTCATACTAATGCTTGGAATGTTAAGTATGACCCTATTAGAAAGAGGGCAATTATGGATAATCCATCTTCAGCTCCAAGTACTGAAAATAGAGGGAACATTAAAATTTCTGCCAATGCTCAACAAGCAAATCAAGGATTGAGTACTGCTCAAGAACCAGTTTATCCTTGGCCACAATTTTTTGTGGAAACACCGGAAGATAAAAAAGGAAGATTTCAATTAAAATATATTGCCGACCCATCAATTGTTGACCAAACACAAGGATGGAATTATCAAGTATGGCCTGAAGTTGAGTTTGTTGAAGAATTTTTGAGAGGACTTATTAAAAGGTCTGATAATCCAACATCACAACCCACAACAGATTCTAATACAGTAACAAATTTAATTAATATAAATGCCATTGAATTTCCACAAACAGGAATTGCTTATCAAAATAAAGAAGAAATTAAGTTTTTTTATGAAATTTGGGAAAGACAATTATTAACATCTCATTATTCTGGATTAATAAGAGCAAATCAAAACCAAGTTAGTGATTTAATTACTTTAAACATTGAAACAGAAACTAATAATATTGTTACTAGTTTAGGTGTTAGTTCACCTTATTTGGCATTAAAGTTAAAAAACTTTAACTATAATTCGAACGATTATCAATCTTTTTTGAAAGATATATCAAATCAAGGAACGGGAAGAGCGTATCAAGATTTTATAAAAGATTTTTATGTCACCCCATATATTAAAGGTATTACTGAAAATTCATTTAGTATTTTAAATGTTACCGATTTAGGTAAAACACCACAAAATAGTCCGCAATCGCCAGCATTAACTCAATTAGTAAAAAACGCATCAAACGAACCTTTAATTGTTGATACATATCCGTTTACAAATAATGAATGGGTGACTAAAAATATGAATTTGAGTTCTAATAATCAAAATCAATACGTTTATAATACAAATAAAGTTTTAACTGTTTTTCAAGATAGAAATGTAATTGCCAATTTTAATGATGTATATAACTATACAGTTAATAGACCTGTTACAAATTTTTCATATTTAAATGTTAGTATACCTGCAATAACAAATTCTGAAGAATTAAATGCTTTTTATTTTAAAAGAAAACCAAAAGACTTTATTCCTAGTGAAGGGTATTGTTATTTTGTTTCTCCAAATAAAAATACGGGAAATCAGATACCAACAATACTTAATACGAGTAAAAAAACAACGTCAATTTTAAACACACCTTATTTTATAAACGCAATTCAAAATGGTGTATATAATGTAAGAGGAAAAGATAAATACCCATATATTCAAGCGGCATATCTTTTCTTAAACTCATTACCATTGGCATCTTTGAGAGAAAGATACCAATCTTTAAACAGTGAAAATTTGGATTATATCTCATCATGTTTAAAGAAATTTGGAGCAATACATAAGATGCCATATCCGTGGGTTTTAAAATTTGGTTCTTTATGGTATAGGTATAAAAAATATAAAGAATCTGGCGTTGATATATTGGATGGAATATGGAGTAATTTTAATTATACTGAAAATTATGACCCGATAACAAATTCGATAGATAAAGAATATACTTTTACAAATACAGGAGAAGTTAATGAAACAAATATTGTTTTACAAGAAGAAGTTCAAATAGACGAAGGTCGACCAACAATAAAATTACAACCAGGATTTTATCCAAAAGTGGTTAATGATTTTAATGTATTTTATAATGGGTATGATTTATATAGTGGATATACGAGCGAAGAGATTCAAAAAAGTGTTAATAATGGGTTAAAAATATTTAACTTACAAGGTTCTAACATTAGTGGGATTCAAGGATACAAGGCATTAAATTTAAAAACTTGGTCTGTTTTATTACCGGATAAAATAGATGATTACTTAAGTGGTTCAGACTGTGCTCCAAAAGACAATACAAAAGAAGAAAAGTATTTTGTTGTCCCTTCTTTCGGTTCAATGATTAATCAAACAAAATCAGAATGTTTTATTGGAAATACCACAGTTGTGGATTTAACAAACAACCCTTCAATGTATAATGGTTCGGTTAGATTATTATGGGGTTCCTCCAACTACGGTTATTTTGATAATGACCAAACGGTTAAACCAGAACCAGATTCTTATTTAAATTTTATTGACCCTAAAACAACGGAACAAACCCCAATGTCTTTATTGTCGGTTAACACATATTCAAAAATAGAAGAAATATTTTCTGTTTTTGATAAAAATGTTTTGGATAAATTTGAACAAGAGTTTTTAAATTTTTGTAAACCAGTTACAGATATAGATTTAGGGTTGATTACATTTGAACCTATTGACGCTTCTCAAATTGATATGAATAGTGGGTTTAAAAATTTCCAACTTTTATTTAGACATTTAATGACAATAAATCCTAAAGACAAAGCAACACCAGAACAAACATATTTTGAAGACACTATAAAAAATCAATTAACAAATTATGTAAATATTATAAAATCTTTTTTAGAATATGATGTTATTTTGAGATATGGTAATCCATCAAATTATAATAGAAGGGTTTTTGATTCATTCATTTCATTAAACACAACACCAATAGTAGATAGTCCGATTCAGTTTAATCCGTATGTTATTGGTAGTTTACCTTCAAAATCAGGGCAAACAACTCTTGAAAGTTCTAAAATAAAATATCCATCTGAATGGTTGGCTTTAGAAACAGAAGTTGGATTTTCAACTATACCTGAATTAGTATATAAAAATACCGGTTCCTTTATCACTGATTTTTTTATTGATAATAACATAGAATTTAGTGTTGAAAATATTGTCATATGTAATCAATTAATTAAAATGTATGCAACACAAAAATTAAATAATACCTCGCTCAATAGCGTAGAATTTAAGGCGGATTTATATCTGTATTTGAGTGATATGACAAATTTGCAATACAATTTTTTTAATACAACTTTAACCAAAGTAAGAGCAACATTACCAAATTATCAACAATTACCTGAAAAAACAATACAAAGTGCTGTTGATGGAGAAGTGGGTAAAGTTCAAACTTACGAATCATTTAAAGCAATAAATGATAAATGGATTGCTGGTTCTGATTTTAAAACAAAAACTTTGTTTGAAGATTTTATGTTTTTGGATAGAGCTTCAAGAAATATTGGAGACACAATTTTAGTGGATATTTTTAGTTTAAAAAACACACTAAAGGAAAGTTCTTTAAATATGAAAATGAGTGTGTATACACTCATAAGCGGTATTTTGATAAAAAATAATTTTGTAATAATGCCATTACCGGCATATGTTAATTTTTATAATGTACAAGATGTAAATGGACTTATACAAGATAACGCTGAAGGGTCATTAGATTTTGCAAATAATATGTGGGGAACATTTTTAAATGTTGATTATAGAAACTCAAGCCCAAAAATGGTTTGTTTTTACGCTAGTAAACCATCAGGGTTATTAGATTTACCAAAGGGTAATTTTAGATTTAGAGATGATTCTTTTGATATGAGAAGAGCATCTGAAAGTCCATTAATAGAAGATTTTAAAAATAAAAAAGATTGGGCGGTTTCAAATAAATGTGTTGGGTTTAATGTGGATATTGGTATAAGAAGTCAAAATGTATTTTATTCTTTTAATGTTTCACAAGACAACGGAAAAGCAACTTCCGAAACTATTCAAACTTATTTAGACTTGGCCAGCAATTTTACAGGAAAAAATGTTGCAACACAAAATGTAAGTTTATATAATTTATATACACAAAGAAGTTATCAATGTCAAGTTTTTAGTTTTGGTAATGCAATGATACAACCGATGATGTATTTTAATCTTAGACACGTACCAATGTTTAATGGACCATATGTTATTACTGAAGTATCTCACACAATAACACCTGGACAATTTCAAACAAAATTTAGTGGAACTAGACAAGGAATATATGATTTACCGTCAATTGACAATTACCTCCAAAGTATTAATCAAAATCTATTAACAAAAATAGAAGATATGATTAAAACAAAAAAAGAAGAAGCAATTAACGTAACGATTACTAATGAAAGTAAAACAGCAAATACATCTCAAAAGTCTGACAATACTAAAAGTACAACTAATAGTTGTACCACTAAATTAGTACCGGCTTATGAAAAATATATTGTTGAAAACGAAGTGCAGACTAATTTAACTCCGCAACAATTGGTTGATGCTATTAATAGTAGAACTAATAATGAAATATTAAAAACAATAATATATTCGATGTGTTATATTAGAACTTTCCCATTTCAAGAAAATGGAGAAGTTTTTAAGGCTTATAATTATAATATTGCTAATATAGAATTAATTCAAGATTATGGTGCGACAAGTGATTATTTTTCGCCATCATATTTTTGTATGAGTGTTGGAGGACAAAATAATTCTAATCCACAATCACTTCCAATCGCAACTTTTGCAAGTTTAGATTTCTTTATTAATTTTATGATTTCTAGATTATCTAATAATGTTAATAGAATATTGCAAATAGGATTACCAAAATATTACTCATGTTATTGGGTTCCAAATGGAGTTAGTGAAAGTGCGTATGATGTAAAAAATTATACCACAGCAATATCAAGTTTTAAATCGGCATTAAATTCTGCTAAAAGTGTTGGATTAAATAGTTCTAAAAATAAAGAATTGTTGGAGGGGTCACTTCCATTAACAGCAACAACAGCAAGTACAATAAATAATTTAAATACAACTATATCCGTAACACCTACCTGCCCACCACCAACGATTAATTCTTTTTCACCGTCAACAGGAACTACAGGTACTATTATCACTATTAAAGGTGTTGGATTAGAGTTTACGACAGGTGTCACAATTAATGGTATTTTAGTGACAACAGGTGTTAGTATTCTTAGTGGTGAAATGATTGTGGTTTCTATACCTAAACCGGCACAAAACGTTTTACAAGAAAATAATATTGTTATTAGTAGTTCAAAAAACATAGTGGTGACTAGCGCATCTAAACTTGTGTATGTCCCGAAATAATTTAATCCATTAACCGTATATTTATATAAAAAGTATTTTATGAATTTAAAATCAACATTAGACAATTATCTTGGAAAATCTGTTAGATATTCTGAAGAAGATAATGGAAACGGAACAAAAGAAGTTTGTGATTTAGATACAGGAGATTGTTATACAGTAAGAGAAAGAGACGGGCTTATTGAAAGGGCTGGTCATCAAGTTACTACAAACAGAAGAGTTAAAGTTGAAACCGCAAAGGGAATAAAACAATTATTAAACGGATAAAAATATGAGCTTAGATAGAAAAATATTAAACGAAATTGAAAGATACAGAAGTATCAATAATTATATTACAGAACAGAACGCTCCTTTACCACCAGAAGAACCCGGAGCTGATTTAGGTGCGTTGGCACCAGCACCTGGCGAACAAGGGGCAATTGCTCCACCAGCACCTGGAGGAGTACCATCCGCAGAAACCGCAACACCACCCCAAGTAATTGATGTTGATGCTGATAAGGATGTTGAAAAAATAGATGACGATGGTGAATCAGAAGAAACTGAAAGTTCAGAATCTGAAGAACTTGATGTTACTGATTTAGTTGACTCACAAAAAAATATTGAAAAAAAGCAAGATGAATATTTTGAAAACCTTTTTAGTCAAATTTCTAAAATGGAAGAAAAATTATCTGAGATGGATGCAATAATGAATAAACTTAATACTCTTGAAAATAAAATTGAAAAGTATAGAGAAAAGACTCCACAAGAAAAATTGGAACTTAGAACATACGACTCTTACCCCTTCAATCAAAAGTTAACAGATTTTTTTGACGACAAGCAAGATGAAATGCAAAAAACAGGAAAAAATGATTATGTGTTAACTTCAGACCAAGTAACCGATATTAATAGTAACGATATTAAAAATTCATTCCAACCTAATAGTGGTGAGGATAATAATTATCAACAGTAATAAAAATAATTTTTATTTTAAAGGGTCACCAAATGGTGACCTTTTTTATTTGACATAAGCTCAATTATTTACTATATTTATTTAATAATATAAACAATTTAATTTAAAAATTATGAGTAATGCATTAGACGCCGTATTGGCACAGTATGAAAAATCAAAACAATCATCGGGCGGGGCCCAAGGAAAAATGTCTCAAGACGAAAGAATGAAAAAGTATTTCGCTCTTATTCTTGGAGATAAAGAAAAAACAGGACAAAGAAAAGTTAGGATTCTCCCAACATCCGATGGTTCTTCTCCATTTAAAGAAGCTTGGTATCATGAGATTCAAGTTGGTGGACAATGGCAAAAGTTCTATGACCCAGGAAAAAATGACAATGAGCGTTCACCTTTGAATGAGGTTTACGAAGAACTAATGTCAACTGGAAAAGAATCTGACAAAGAATTGGCAAAACAATATAAATCTCGTAAGTTTTATATTGTTAAAGTTATCGACAGAGACCATGAAGAAGACGGACCAAAGTTTTGGCGTTTTAAACACAATTATAAAAATGAGGGTATCCTTGATAAGATTATTCCTATTTGGAGAAATAAAGGAGATATTACCGACGCTGAAAAAGGAAGAGACCTTGTTATTGAATTAACTAAATCAAAGACAGGCAAAGGTAAAGAATATACTAGCGTATCAACAATAATGTATGATGACTCAACACCTGTTCATGCAGAACCTGCACAAGCTAAAGAGTGGATTAACAACCTTGAAACTTGGACTGATGTGTATTCTAAAAAACCTGTTGAATATCTTGAAGCAATTGCTCGTGGAGAAACACCACGTTGGGACATGGATAAGGGTGGATATGTATATGAGAATAACACAGAATCAACAGTATCTGTTGGTGGTGGAAAATCTAAAGATGGTTATGTTGACCCACAGGCTAATGATGAGCCAGATGAGAATTTACCGTTTTAATAAAATTAATATCATGTATGGTATCTTATATGGTACCATACATGATAATTTTATTTGTAATAAAAATATCTACGATTAAAAAAATATAAAATGGCAATTAAGAAAAAAGAAAGTGGTGGGTTCAAAGACAAATTTTCAACCAAAACAAAATATAAAGAAACAAGTTACTACAATTGTGGTGAAGCGTTTTTAAATGCTTGTGGAATACCTGGACCTGTTATGGGTGGTATTAATATGTTTTTAGGACATAGTAATAGTTCCAAAACAACTGCCATGATATTAGCAGCAGCAGACGCTCAAAAGAAAGGACATCTACCTGTTTTTATTATTACAGAAAAGAAATGGTCATGGGAACATGCGGTAGAGTTAGGATTACAAGCTAATAAGAATGATGACGATGAATGGGATGGTGATTTTATTTTTAATGACGGATTTGATTATATTGAACAAGTTACTGATTTCATTAATGAAGTTATTGATGCTCAAGAAAAAGGAGATATTAAACAATCTATTTTATTTCTTTGGGATTCAGTTGGTTCGATTCCATGTAAAATGACATTTGATGGTAAGGGTGGTAAACAACATAATGCCGCAACACTTGCAGATAAAATAGGTATGGGAGTTCACTCAAGAATTTCTAAATCAAAGAAAGAAGATTATGCATATTATAACACTTTAGTTGTGGTTAACCAACCATGGGTAGCTCTTCCAGATAACCCATTTGGACAACCAACAATAAAAGCAAAAGGTGGTGAAGCGTTATGGTTGGCATCATCTTTAGTGTTTCTTTTTGGTAATCAAGCAAGTGCAGGTATTAACCATATCACAGCAACTAAAGGCGGGAGAACTGTGAGATATGCAATTAGAACTAAGATTTCAATTTTGAAGAACCACGTAAATGGTTTGGGATATAATGACGGTAAATTAATTGCAGTACCTCAAGGGTATATTGAAGATACTAAGGAAGCGTTAGAAACTTATAAGAAAGAATATTCTCAATATTGGAATGGAATTCTTTCTGGTACAGGTGAAATTGTATTAGAAGAGTCGGGTGATGATATTACAGAATAGAAACAATTTTATTCACGGATTAAATAAATAAAGTGACCAAAACACTTTTAGTAGACGGTAACAATCTTTTTAAGATAGGGTTTCACGGAGCTAAGGAACTTTTTTACGATGGTAATCATATTGGTGGAGTATATCACTTCATCAATATACTTCGTAAATTTTTAGAAGAACATAATCATGATAAAGTGATTGTGATGTGGGATGGAGAAACAAACTCAGTTGCCAGAAAATTAATATATCCACAATACAAGGCAAATCGTTTTCAAACAAGTAGTGATGAAAGTTATGAATCATATTTAAAACAACGAGAAAGAGTTAAACAATATTTGGAAGAAGTATTTGTTAGACAAATTGAAGTTGATGATAATGAAGCTGATGATTTAATTGCTTACTATTGTCAGATTGCTAAAGACGAAAAAATAATTATATTTTCTGCGGACAAAGACCTAACACAATTAATTTCCGAAAATGTAACAATATATTCTCCGATATCTAAAACATATTTTAAATATGGAGATATGATTACTATAAATAAAGTTAACATACCACACTATAATGTTGCTTTATGTAAAATATTTGTTGGGGATAAATCAGACAACATAGATGGAATTCAAGGGTTAGGGGAAAAAACTTTAGTTAAGTTATTTCCAGATATGCTTGAAAAATCATGCACTATTGACGAAATTTTAAGTTATGCCCAAAAAATCGAGCAAAAAAAACCTATAAAAAGTTTATCAAATATTTTGACTGGTAAAACAAAAAGTGGTATACTTGGAGAAGAGTTTTATAAGACAAATAAAAAAATCGTAGATTTGTCTGAATGTTTGATAACTGATGATGCAAAAGAATTAGTTGAACAAATGTTAAACGATACGATTGACCCATCCGATAGAGGATATAAAAATTTAATGAGATTTATGATGGAAGATGGACTTTTTAAGTATCTTCCGAAAAATGACGAAGCTTGGATAAATTTTCTAAAGCCATTCATGAAATTAATAAGAAAAGAAAAACGAAAAAAATAAAAAATGAGCACAATGAAAGAGCAAGAAATCACAAAAATGGAATTTCTTTTAACATTAAATGACAACATTATTGTACAAAGATTTTTCAATGTTAGAGGTTATAATCCTAAAGCAAAAAATTCTGTGGATTTATATGATTATATCAAATCCCTTAAGGAAGACCTCCAATATTATTTAAAAATGAAGACAGTTGTTTATATGATGGACAATGTCGATTCAATTATGGCAGACCCAAACATAATGGAAACATCTTTCACTGAAGGACCTGAGATTTTTAACATTTTTGTTAAGGTTGGAGAACAGACAATTTGTCATAGAATTTTTGATGGTAAAATGTTTCCGCCAAAAGTTCGTTATACGGTTGACGTAAGACCATTTTTAAAAGATGTACTTAGAGAGTTAACTGACATCTTTTCAGATGACAAATTAAGTTACAAATATTTGGAATTTGATTTGAGTATGTGAGTATTTAATTAATAGGGGTCAATAATATTATGAATAAAAATTTCGATTATTTAGGGAACACTTTCCAAATACAGTTATTAAATCAGATTATAGTAGATAAAGAATTCTCCTCAACAATAATGGATGTTATCGAGAGTGTTTATTTTGACAACAAATATTTCAAAATCATTTTACAAATGACAAAGGAATATTACTCAAAGTACGAATCAACACCAACATTTGATACTCTTGAACAAATTGTAAAATCTGAAATCACCCAAGAACTTGTTGCTAAAATTGTTTTAGACACATTAAAACAAGTTAAAGAAGCTCCATTTGAAGGAGTAACTTTTGTACAAGAAAAGGCTTTGAAATTTTGTAAACAACAGGAATTACAAAAAGCTATGGACAAAGCTCAGAAGATTATAAATGAGGGTGATTTTGAATCTTATGATAAAGTTGAAGGATTAGTTAGAGAAGCTTTGCAAGTTGGAGAAAGAGACACTGGAATTACAGATATTTTTTCTAATTTGGATACTGTACTTGATGAGGATTTTAGACACCCTATACCGATAGGTATACCAGGAATAGACAAACTACTTAAGGGAGGATTGGCTAAGGGAGAGATAGGTGTTATATTAGCTCCTACGGGTGTTGGAAAAACAACCATTCTAACAAAGATTGCCAACACAGCATTTAATCTTGGATATAATGTAATTCAAATATTTTTTGAAGACAATCCAAAAATTGTACAAAGAAAACATTTTACTCTTTGGACAGGAATTGCTCCCGATGAATTAGTAATTCATAAAGAAGAGGTTATGTCTAAGATTAATGATATTCATGATACTATGAAGAATGAATTAATTTTGAAGAAATTAGCTTCTGATAGTATGACAATGAATCAAATTAAGAATCAAGTTAGGAAGATGATTGCTGACGGTACAAAAATTGATTTAATTCTTTTAGATTATATTGATTGTGTGTTACCTGAAAGTTCAAGTAAAGATGAATGGAAAGCTGAAGGTTCTGTGATGAGAGGATTTGAATCTATGTGTCATGAATTGAATCTTGTCGGATGGACAGCAACACAAGGTAATAGGTCATCAATATCGTCAGATGTTGTAACAACAGACCAAATGGGTGGGTCAATTAAAAAGGCTCAGGTAGGTCATGTTATCATAACAGTCGCTAAATCTTTACAACAAAAAGAAATGAATTTAGCTACAATCGCAATTACTAAATCAAGAATTGGTAAAGACGGTGTAGTATTTGAAAATTGTAAATTCAACAATGAGCTTCTTGAAATTGATACTGAAAGTTCAGTAACTTTCTTAGGGTTTGAAGAACAACAAGAAGAAAGAAAAAAAGACAGAGTTAAAGAATTATTGGAGAAAAGAAAAGAAAGAGAAGGACAAAAAAATAGGTAAATAAATATCTACTTTTTTTAAAAAAAACTTATTTTTTTTTAATTAAATATGTGGCCGAATTAAGTACTACCGCATATTTATTATTAAAATCGACGATTTTTTAATAAAAATTACACTTAAAAATTTAAACAAAAAATGGACATTTCAAACAGAATTCTTAGTGATATTACCGTATACATGAAATACGCAAAATATTCACCTGAATTAAAAAGAAGAGAAACGTGGCAAGAATTGGTCACAAGAAACATGGAAATGCATATCAAACATTATCCTGAATTAGAAAAAGAAATTCGTGAAAATTACATGTATGTTTACAAGAAGCAAGTATTACCCTCAATGAGGTCTATGCAATTTGCTGGTAAACCTATTGAAATTTCACCTAACAGAATTTATAATTGTGCATTTGCACCAATAGATGATTGGAGAGTTTTTTCTGAAATAATGTTTTTATTATTAGGAGGAACAGGTGTCGGGTATTCTGTTCAAAAACATCATGTTGAAGTTTTACCTGAAATTCAAAAACCAAACAAAGAAAGAAGTAGAAGATGGTTAGTTGCCGATTCAATTGAAGGTTGGGCAGATGCTGTAAAAACTTTGGTTAAATCATATTTTTTTGGAGGTTCTCACATTGAATTTGATTTCAGTGATATTAGAGCTAAAGGAGCTAGACTTGTAACGTCAGGTGGTAAAGCTCCTGGACCTCAACCACTTAAAGAATGTCTTATAAAGTTAGAAGGTATCCTTGACTCTAAGGAAAATGGTGAGAAATTGAGACCAATTGAAGTTCACGATATGGTTTGTCATATTGCAGATGCGGTATTGGCTGGAGGTATTAGAAGAGCGGCACTTATCTCATTGTTCTCAGCAACTGATGATGAAATGATTGGTTGTAAGTCAGGTGCTTGGTGGGAACAAAACGCCCAAAGAGGTAGAGCAAATAATTCGGCTGTGTTGCTCCGACACAAAATAACAAAAGATTACTTCATGGACCTTTGGAAGAGAATTGAAGCAAGCGGAGCTGGTGAACCCGGTATTTATTTAACAAATGATAAAGATTGGGGAACCAATCCTTGTTGTGAAATTGCTCTTAGACCATTCCAATTCTGTAATCTTACAGAGGTTAATGTGTCTAATGTTGTATCTCAAGAAGATTATAATGATAGAGTTAGAGCGGCTACGTTTATCGGAACATTACAAGCAGGATATACTAACTTCCATTACTTAAGACCAATTTGGCAAAGAACAACTGAAAAAGATGCATTGATTGGAATTTCAATGACAGGTATTGGTTCTGGTGCAGTTTTAAAGTTAGATATGAAATCTGCGGCAAAAACAGTTAAGGAAGAAAATAAAAGAGTTGCGGAACTATTAAATATTAATCCTGCAGCAAGAACAACAACTGTTAAACCAGCAGGAACAACATCATTAACTTTAGGAACATCAAGTGGAATTCATGCATGGCATAATGAATATTACATCAGAAGAGTTAGAGTTGGTAAGAATGAGGCAATTTATTCTCATTTAAAAAATAACCACCCTGAATTAGTTGAAGATGAATATTTTAGACCACACGATACTGCTGTTATTGGTATTCCACAAAAATCACCTGAAGGTTCTATCTTAAGAAATGAATCTCCAATTCAACTTCTTGAAAGAGTTAAGAAAGTTCATATGGAATGGATTAAACCTGGACATAGAACGGGAAATAATTCACACAATGTTTCGGCAACAGTTTCAATAAGAGAACATGAATGGCCAGCAGTTGGTGAGTGGATGTGGAATGAAAGAGAGTCTTATAATGGACTTTCAGTATTACCCTACTCTAATCACAGTTATAAACAAGCTCCGTTTGAGGATTGTACAAAAGAAAAATATGAAGAATTAATGAACGCTTTGAAAGATGTTGATTTATCAAAAATTGTAGAAATGGACGATGATACGGATTTAAGTGGAGAAATTGCTTGTGGGGCTAATGGTTGTGAAGTTACATTAGTTTAATTAATAAAAAACTTTATCTTATAAAGGTGAGTAATTAAACATTACTCACCTTTCGTATATTTATTAATATGGGAAAAAAAGGACAAACAAAATATGAAGGCATGTTTTATAAAAATCAAACATTCAATAAATGGATGGTACTTGACGAAAAAGTAGTCATAATTAGAGAAGCTAGGCTTTTATGTAAATGCACAGAATGTAATGTAACTGAAAAATATGTACCAATAATACAACTAATAAATAATGTAACTAAAAGATGTTATGGTTGTGGATATTCAAGAAAACAAAATGAGAATCCTGCTTGGAAAGGATTTAAAGAAATACCTTTTGCTTGGTTTAGTAAATATTTTCTTAGAAAAGGTAGAAAAAGAAAAGGTGAAATATCTATAGAAGATGTTTATGATTTATGGATAAAACAAAACAAAAAATGTAAGTTGTCAGGACTTGAAATTGATTTTATTAAAACAGAGAAAGGTATTTCAGCATCAATAGATAGGATTGATTCTAATTGTGATTATATATTAGAAAATGTACAAATAGTCCATAAAGATGTTAATCTTATGAAAAATTCATTTCCGCAAGAATATTTTATCGAATTATGTAAAAAAATTGCTTATGGAAAATGAAAAAAAGAATCAAGATAAGATTCTCCCTTCTTATTATTACATAGAAGGAAAAAGTATTGTATTTACAGAACAATATCATTTAGATAGAGGTCATTGTTGTGGTTCTGTTAATGGATGTCGACATTGCCCGTATGAGCCAAAAGGAATAAAAGGGAATAGTTGTTTAATAAAAAAATAATCAAAGTATATTTATAACGTATGGCAGATGGAACTACATATGGTTTAAATTTTCCCTTTAGAGATTCTATGAGAGGAGATTATTTAGAATTAACTCAATTTGAATCTCAAGAAGTTAAAGCAGATTTAATACATTTATTACTAACGAGAAAAGGTTCTAGATATTTTTTACCAGATTTTGGAACAAGATTATATGAATATATATTTGAACCTTATGACGGATTAACATTTGATGCAATAGAATCTGATATTAGAGACTCGATTCAAAAATACATGCCAAATTTATTGGTTAATAAAATAACAATAGAACCTGCAGATATTAATGATGAAGTTAGTCCTACAAATAGTAGGGATATTGAAGGAGACCAAATGTGGTCCATATATAGAGTTCCTGGTAAAGGAACTGCAGAATACACCGCTAAAGTTAAAATAGATTATGCAACAAACGCATCAACTTTCGCTCAAAGTGATTTCATTATTCTTAATATTTAATATAAATGGCAAATCGTAAAATATCGTATACAACCAGAGATTTTCAGGCAATTAGAACTGAACTTTTAAATTATGCTAAAACATATTATCCTGATTTAATTCAAGATTTTAATGATGCTTCTGTATTTTCTATATTTTTGGATATGAACTCCGCTGTTGCAGATAATCTACATTATCATATTGATAGAAGTATTCAAGAAACTGTTTTACAATATGCTCAACAAAGGTCATCAATATATAACATAGCAAGAACTTATGGATTAAAACTCCCTGGACAAAGACCATCAGTTTCATTAGTTGATTTTTCAATAACAGTTCCCGCTTATGGAGATAAAGAAGATGAGAGATATCTTGGAACATTAATAAGAGGTTCACAAATTATTGGAGCTGGTATTGTGTTTGAAAACATTTATGATATTGATTTTGCTTCTCCATATAATGCGCAAGGTTTTCCAAACAGATTAAAAATTCCTAATTTTAATGCAAATAATGTTTTAATAAATTATACAATAACTAAAAGAGAAATTGTTGTTAATGGTATTACAAAAGTGTTTAAAAGAGTTATTGGGGCAAATGATGTTAAACCATTTTTTGAATTATTTTTACCTGAAAAAAATGTTTTAGGTATAACAAGTGTTTTATTAAAAAATGGAACTGAATATACAAACGTACCAACAACTGCAGAATTTTTAGGATTAAGTAATAGATGGTATGAAGTTGACGCTTTGGCGGAAGACAGGGTCTTTATTGAAGACCCAACAAAAGTATCAGACCAACCAGGGATTAAAGTGGGAAAATATATACAAACTCAAAATAGATTTATGACAGAGTATACACCTGAAGGATTCAAAAAAATGACATTTGGAGGAGGAACAAATACTGCTCAGGATGCTTTAAATGAATTTACAACATTAGGTACGACTTTAGAGTTACAAAAATATTCAAATAACTTTTCTTTAGGTTCTACTTTAACACCAAATTCAACTTTGTTTATTCAATATAGAGTTGGTGGTGGATTGGCAACAAACTTAGGTACAAATGTTATAAATCAAGTTGGAACTGTTTCTTTTTTTGTTAACGGACCTTCAGAGGTAACAAACTCATCTGTAGTTAATTCTCTTAGATGTGTTAACGTAACTGCAGCAGTTGGAGGTGCGGGAGTACCATCTTTGGAAGAAATAAGAAATTATGTTTCGTTTAATTTTTCGGCACAAAAAAGAGCTGTTACAGTTCAAGATTATGAATCATTAATAAGAAATATGCCAGCACAATTTGGGGCACCGGCAAAAGTTTCAATTACTGAAAATGATAATAAAATTTTGATTCAAATATTATCATATGATACGTCAGGTAAATTGACAAATATTGTGTCAAACACTTTAAAACAAAATATTGCAAATTATTTGTCTAACTACAGAATGATGAATGATTATATATCAATCTTTACTGCTGAAGTAATTGATTTGAGTGTTGATGTTGCAATTGTTTTAGATTCTGCACAAAACTCAGGACAAGTAATATCTGAAGTTATTGATAGAGTATCCACATATTTCAACCCACAAACAAGACAATTAGGTCAAAATGTTTATTTGTCTGAATTAAGAAGTTTAATACAAAATCAAAATGGTATTTTAGCTGTTGCTAGTTTAAATATTTACAATGAAGTCGGTGGACAATATTCTTCGGCTGAAACATCTATGGAGTATTCTAATCCTGAAACAAAATTAATTGGGCCAGTTGATGATACAATATTTGCACAACCATCTCAGGTTTATCAAATAAGATATCCTAATAAAGATATTAGAGTATCTGTTAAAAATTTCCAATCGATTACTTTTTCCTAACAAGTTTATTTATACGTTTATTGTTTTATAATTTATAATGTGGGCAATTGATTTTTCCCTGAAAAATTACACATAAACTATTTATAAATTAAAGGTGTCTAATGGGACAATCGTATAGAATAAGAACGGAACAAGGAATTAATAAAACAATTACAGTTCAAATAGACCAAGAGTTTGAATTTTTAGAGATTTTATCTTTAAAGATTCAACAGGCAGACATCTATTTAAGAAATTGTTCTGATTATGGAGTTGTTGTTGGTAGAGTCACTGCAAATAATGGATTTGGTGTTCCAAACGCTAGAATATCCGTATTCATTCCTATCGACGCTGTAGACCAATCAAATCCAATAATCACCAGCATTTATCCCTATAAGTCTCCTACAGATAAAAATGAAGATGGTTATAGATATAATCTATTACCATATGAAAAATCATATTCAAAACATGCCGCAACAGGAACATTACCTTCAAGATTAGATGTACTAACAGGACAAACGGCTATTGAAATTTATGACAAGTATTATAAGTATACCGCAAAAACAAATGAAAGCGGTGATTATATGATTATGGGAGTACCATTAGGTGCTCAAACATTATTCATGGATATTGATTTATCAGATATTGGTGAATTTTCATTAACACCACAAGATTTAATTAGAATGGGATTGGCAACAGAAACCCAAGTTGAGGGGAATCAATTTAGTACTTCAAATGATTTAAATTCACTACCACAAATAATATCAATAACAAAAACTTTAGAAGTCGCACCGTTATGGGGAGACCCATCTATTTGTCAATTAGCTATTAATAGAGTTGATTTTGATTTAAGAGATGATGCAAATATTAACATACAACCGACCGCTGTTTTTATGGGGTCTATGTTTACATCACCTGATAAATTTAGAATTAGAAATAATTGTAAGCCAAAAGATAACATGGGCAACCTATGTAATTTAGACACAGGTCCGGGACAAATATTAGCAATAAGACAGACTATAAATCAAGATTCAGATGGTAATCCAGTATTAGAACAATATCAGTTAGAACAATCCGGAAATATTATAGACGGAAATGGGGTATGGTTAACTGAATTACCTATGAATTTAGAATATGTTATAACAAATGAGTTTGGTGAAAAAGTAGTGTCACATGACCCATCAATTGGAATTCCGACTAAAGGAAAATATAGATTCAAAATTAAATGGCAACAACCTGCAACGTTAACAGAACAAACCAGGAGAGCGTATTATCTTGTCCCAAATGTTAGAGAGTATGGATGGACAAATAGTTCAGAAGACCCGAATGATGACACTAATGGAAATATAACAATAGGACAACGAAATCAATTATCTAGTTCTTATTATTTTGGGTTAAATTGGAGTGGATATACTGATGGATTATCAAATAACACAGAAAAAAATAATAAACTAGATGAAATTATTGATTGTCAAGATACTTTTTACGAATTTAATTTTAATAAAGTTTATACTGTTGCAAGTTTGATTGATGAATATAAAAATGGAGGAAGAGGTAGATTTGTCGGAATTAAAGAAATTGATAATGACGATTGTTCAAGCACGGTCAATAAATTTCCAACAAATGATGGGTTTAGAAATTTTGATTTTTTATTTTTTATTTTTTCGTTATTACTTCAATTGTTTCAAGTAATTGGAATTCCTATTTTAATAGTTGCACATATAGTACTTTTTATTTATGCTATATTAATTTTTTTATTATGTAAATTATGTGGAATTAAAATACCTGTTATAAATGTAAGGCCATTTCAATTTATTTGTAACTTGTTAAATATTAAATGCCAAACACAAAATTTTACGGTAAGATTACCAATGATAACATATCCTGAATGTGAGGCGTGTCAATGTAAAGATACAAATTTAATTTCTCAAGCTGTTGGAAATGGTGGAGATGGGGTACTATCTTATTTTTCGTATTCTTCAGATTATTATGTAAATTTACAAAGTATAATAGCAGTAAACGAACCAGACCAAGAAAATGTAATAAACAAAGCACTAATGTATTCTCAAGCAATTGCTGGAAATGGAGATAATGTTTCTGATTTGAATTTATTCAAAATGCCAAAATCTCAAGTTTTAAACCTTCCAAGTGACGATAATAGATATTTTGTACATTCAGTTGATTTACCGTTAGGAGAAAGGATTAACATTTTTAATACAAGGGATTCTTATTTTAGTAATGAAATTAATAAAATTCAAGTTACTTTTGCAAAAGATTCCAATAACGGTAAAATACATTTTGATAATACAATTACTGTTATTGCAAATGCTCCATTTACTTCAGGAGATTTGTTAACTTCGGTTGACCCCGCAACATCTTCCGATTTAAATTTTTTATATACAGCAGTAACAGATAATGGTGTAGTACAGGGAATTACAGGTATTACACAAACACTTCCATTTCAATTACCTGTTGAATATGCCACATCACAATCTTCAAATTCAATACCGGTATTGTATCAAATGCCAACAGGAACAACAATTAATAGGCAACTTTATCCTATGGATAGAGAATATTTTCAAGTTATAACAGCAATTACAATATCTGAAGCGTCTAAAATTTGGACAACATCGTCCGCACAATCTTTACCTGATATTTTAAATTCTAGTGTTAGTGTTATAATGAGGAGACATACAAATTTAGGAGGTAAATATAAATACCACCGCACAGACACTTATAAGTATAGTGATGTGTTTGCTGATTTCGGGTCTCAGTATATTGTTATATTACAAAGAGGCGTTGACCCATATTCACCAAAATTTAATAATGAATATGGGATAGGTAAAATTTTAGGAAAAACAAACGCATCCGATATAACAATTACAGCATCAACAAGAGTTAATATACCAATACAAAAACTTAATTCAACAACTAAATCCGTTCAAACTTTTACTCAAAATAATGTTTTTTATCAATCAAAATTTTTTACACCTGGAAATGGATTTTCAGGATTTACAAGTTCTAGTGTTGGTTATTATGGGGCTCTTGATTCATCTTACCCAGCAGGAAGTCCTGCGGCTTTTATTCCTACTTCTGTTAATGGAGCATTAGGAGTTGTCACATCAACAGCAAATAATTTTTATAATAGTAGTATAAACGCCGCTAAGTATGATATATCTGAAGACGTATCTGGAGGTTCTTATATTTATACGGATTTTGATAACGATAATCAAGTCACATATTATGAGGTTGAATTTAGATATTTTACTCCAAACTTATATCCATCATTAAATGGCTCACCAATGTCAATTGAAAATAAAGTGACAAATGTAATGAGAAACGATAGATTGCCATCGTCCGATGCTCTTAATGGACAAAGTTGGAATACCAATCCTGCATTATTACAACAAAATAATAATTTTAAATTTTATATAGTACCTGAGTTAGAACCTAATGCGACTGCTCCGGGATATGCGACAGGTGCGTCACAAGTGCAACCTGACCTTGAAGGACAACCATTGTCCGGTACTGTAATATCAAGTTTTTCTTGTGAAAATATGGTTGGTCTTAATTGTTATTCTGGTGATGGATATACTTTTGGTATTGAAGATAATTGTCCTGAAACTGATTCACTTGAGAGAGGATGTTATGTATTTTTAAGGGACCCAATTAGTTTAATTAAAGATACTGTTAGAGATTTAAAGGCGTTTTCTGAGTGGGGATATAGATTTAGATTTTTTTATGGGTTATGTAGAGGTGTTCTTGCACAATCATTTATGAATAATTGGGTTAATGGAACATTGTATGCATTTCCAATACAGACAAATACATGGTATAATAAACAAAATCAACCATATACAACATATTGTACTGATTTAATTTATTTTGACAGTAAAACAACCAATTTTTATTATCGAAGTAGCCCGTATAAGTATTCTACAAATGAATTTATTGGAAAAGAAGCTTTAGATTTTCGAGCAGTAAATAAAAAAAATCTTTTATTTCCAACAACAATTGTAAATTTAGGCGTAAAAGATTCGTTCTATCAAGAAATAACTTTTGACCCATCAAATAAAGCTTATATTGTAGATAAACTAAATCCAACTAGTTATGGAGATAATTCTGATATTGTAAATTTATTTGTAACTTCAAGAATAGCAAATAGTTCATTTTTAAAAGAATTATTTGGTGCAGCAGACAATGCATTAAATCAATTATTTAGTAGAGATAATGTAAGTTTATTTAATCAATCAAGAAGAATTGATGGTGATTTGGCACAATTAATGTCTATAAATTCTGAAGTAGGTGTTATAAATTTTTCACCAGAATTTTATACAGGAAATACTATGTATGTGGGTAGCAACGGAAATAGTGCTGTTATAGGTATTTACTTTTCATCAACAACAGAAAATCTACAACTTAAAGATTATTTAACACCAGGAATAATAGATTTTAGAGGTGTTAATGGAACAGATTATTATCCATACCCATATGGAATTAAATCACAAGTAGTCCCTTTTTACAAATGGCAACTTGCCAATACCGCTACTCCTAAAATTTTTGGAACAGAATTAAATAATTGGGCAACAGATACTTTGGATATTGCAAAAGGAAAACAATATCAATCTTTAGATAGAACAATGGAACCGTACTTTTTAAGTAGTACAGTGCCAAATGAAACGTATAGAAGAGGGTATATTTTTAGTGTTGATAGTAACGGTAATTATAATGGTTACGCACCAGGTTCAAATAATGTTGTGATAAATTCTATATTTTTAGTTGGTGCTCCGTTTCATTTTTATTTTGGTGTAATAAAAGGAGAAAGTGCATTAGATAAATTTAAAACAAAATATTCTATAGGTGAATAACTATACAATCATACCGAGTAGTCTTAAATACAAAGCGGCACCATCTGTCGACCAAGAAATTTCAATTTCATTGGAAGAGAAAAGTCAGCAGATGATTGAGTATGATAGGAGTTCTACAGTTAGTTTGGCGCAAGTATTTGATGATGAAAGACAAGGGTCTATGATGTTTAGGCCAACATTTAAAATAACATATTTATATGATAATGTTTATACTGGAACAACCAACTATCTACCATTCCAATATAATCTATATTATGTTAATCCTGAAACATCTAAGTCTAGTGGTACTTGGAAAGGATATCCGCAGTATTATGAGTTTGATTTTTTTAGACCCGATATAAAAGACCAGCATATTGTGTATAAGGCTAAAAGCGCTTATACGTATAATTGGACATATTACTTAAGTTATCCTTATAAAAATAATTACGATAAAAAATTATTTACCGTAATTAATAGTATTGGTCAATGGACAGCATCGGAAGGAATTCCATTTTCAATAAATAACTCAACTCAAAATGGGAATGGGTTAATATCGTTTGAATGTATTTCTCCTCACGGTCTTAGTGTTGGTGAGTATGTTGAATTATCAATATTTTATAATACAACTAATTTATTTCAAGTTAACTCGTTAGGTAATGATAGTTTTGGTAGTGGTGTGTATGTGTTTAATATTTTTAATATTGGATATACAGGAACCACATTTTCAAATGGTGTTACAGGTACATTTAAAAGGGTAATAAATCCTGACAATTTGATTGAGACAAAATCTAAATATTATGTTAGAGAACATAAGATTTTAACAAACGCTAATGATGTTGTAATGACTAAAGACGGGTTTGAAAAAAATGTGTTTAATGAAAGTAAAAAATTTGAATATAGTTCTATAACACCAAATAACATATCTAGAATATCTCAAAAAAATAGTAGTAATGCGTATAATATAACAACAAACTATGATGTTAATTTAAAGGGGATTATAGATAATCAAAAAAGACCAATAAGCGAATTATTTCTTACAATAATAAATAAAGGATATTCAGGATATTTTAATAACCCAAATCATGGTGTTGGTATTAAACAAGGGTGGGAATTTAATCTTGGAAAAACAACAAATTCTTGGTGGGATTCTAATACTGAAGGTTCCAATACCAATATACCCGTATCATCATATATTTTAACGAGTGGAGTAACACAAACTTTTTATTATAATAATGATTTAAAAATCGGAGATGTTGTTGATGGGGACTTTTGTGAGTGGAATGATTACGAACAAATTGAAAGAGTGGTTTCACCATATTATCAAAAAATAAAATATAACCAATTAGTATTTCAAACAAGTGATGCAAATGATACTAATTCGCCAGGGTATTATTATGAACCGCATCATCCAATGACTATAAGAGTTTTTTCTGATTATATAGAAACTGGTGATGTAGGGTTTGTTGATGAAATTCCTAGTTGGTCTTATTACTCAAGTTCGGACCAACAATTTAGATGGAGAGATTTATATACATATGGATTTATTGATAATTTAGGTAGAGGTGTTGATTATCCATTTTTGAATGGTGCTCAATATCCTTATGAAAATGCGTTTTTTAGATTAATACCTGAAGGAATAAACTACAATTCCAATTTACTTGGAACTGGAATACCTGTTAAACCACTTATCGATGGATGCGATTAATTTTGTAATAAAAAAAGATGCTTTTGTTAATAAACAAGTTAACATACCAATAAATTTAAGTTGGGATTATCTTGGAATAGAACAAAGTATTAATGAATATGAAACTGAGGTTATTAAAGATGTTGTTGGTATTGGAAGAGATTTCGAGGTCGATAGATTTGCGAATGCCCCCTCAACAGGAATTACAGAATCAACAGAATTAAATTATGAATTTTATTTTTATTCTGGTGGTTCATTAGACGACAGAGCAAATTGGAGAAATGATTATCGAAGTGAAGGATTTACAACTCAAGAAGTTTTTTATTATACCAATAATTTTTCTAATTCTTTTTTTAAGTTAGACTTATATGATACTGTTGATGATAAAAAACAAACAAATTATATAACTCTTATAATACCAACACAACAAGGATTGAAGATGGATACAATGATGCAAAGAACTCCAGTTTCAATAAACAAACCAAAATTTGTATTAAATTATGTTGGAGATAAAGAAGGGTTTTTTATTTATTGGTTAAAGAAAAGAACTTTTTTGGATATTAAAACTTTTTACATGACAGCTAAGTTTTATAATGCAAAAGACGGAACATTTATAAAAATGATGAACACGCCACAATCTGAAATTTCTGGCAACAAATATTCTTTTGATAGTAGTTCTTATTTTTATTATCAAGTTGATTTGGATTATGATAATCGTGAATATCAAGTTTTAAATATAAATCCCTATACTGCGGATTATCACCAATTTGGTGAAAGGGCTGGAACACCAGAACCCATAAAATGGTATGAATATGTTAACCCCCCACGATAATGGATTATTATAATATTATAGTATCGCCAGAAAATATTGCAGGAGATTTATTTCTTGTTGATTATAATGGAACTGAAGTAGGTGTTTATTCTGCCATGACGCAAGTATTAACGGGTGGACCAAATGGTAGTTCATTATTAACAGGATTAACTGTGCCGATATTGATAACTCAAACGGCAATTGATGCTGGGTATTATAGTCCTTTTGATGGTGCGGTATTACAAAAAGATGTTGTCGCCAATTTTATATTTTCTGCAACAACGGGAGACCCATACACTTATTATGTATATAACACGTCAAGTGATTTTCAAAAGTTTCTTGACTTGTCGGCATATTTTATTGATTGGGGAGATGGTACTCCTAAAGAAGCTATTACAACGTATGCCCCTAATTCAATCAGTCATTCATATTCTCAATCGTCTACACAATATACTATAACATTAGAACAGACAAATCCTTGGGGAGTGACTAGGGTGTCAAAAACGGTACCAACACCATTTGAGAATGTTGTCATATATAATCCTAATGGTGAAGCCCTTTTTGTTCCTGCGGGTGGTAATTGGTCTGGTACTCCGGTATCATACGATTATATTTTTTCTGGGGATGCTGTTAATGAGGTCGCACCTCAAACATCAATAAATTATGTTTCGGTTCCATTTACTATATCAGGAATAACAAAATCAAGAATAACTGAATTAGCTCTTTATGGAACACCAAAATATCAAGTCGGAACTCCTGTTATTGCAAACAATCAAATATGGGGAACTATTACTGACATGTCACCAATTTTTACTGCGTATACAATTACTGGTATTGATTACTATGATTATGTTGACGGTATAACAATATTTTTCCAACAATCTTCAGGATTAACTGATAATAATTTAACTGCGGTACCAATCACAAAGGAAGAGGTTTTATTGAAAGTAATGGACCAGCCACAGATACAGACAAATGTTTATATAGAAAGAGGTAAGAATTCTGCTTATGAAAGAATAATGAGATTGGGTGAAGTTGATAATTTGGGAGATATGGTAAACTACGGGTATGGTTTTTTTAATGTTGAAAAAAGGAACTAAAGTATTTATAGTATATAATAAAAAAATAATAGAAATTAAATTATAAAAAATGGCAATTGGAGCATACGGAACGATAAGACCATCAGATGTTAGTCCTGCTGATGTTGAGATTATAATGAATTATACTCCAACAAGGGACGTTACTGATGCATTTGTATTAACTAAATTAGATTCTCAAACAATTTTAAAACCGTATTTCAATAATACTGAAACAGGTGGAAATGCTGGTGTGGAAGTTTTGGGAGGATTGTATAATTTAACATTACCTGCAGAACAATTTAACGCTCTTGGAATATACACACTATATTTAAGACCAGCACAAATAAGGACGATAATTACGGATTGTGGAGTTTTGAGTGCATTACCAAATGTAAAAGGAATTGTTATTGATTTAACTAATGTTCCTGTTGAATATCAAAATAAATTTGTTCCTCAGGGATTGGTTGGATTTAGAATTGAGTATTTGAATACTGACGGGTCAAAGATACCAAATTTCTTTAGAGTTGTTACATCTTGTTTCTATTGTGAGCCAGTGGTTACCAATGAAGTTAACACAACACAGAAAGCCATAAGATATAGATATATTGATGGAAATTCTAATTTATTGTTTTTAACATTATCACCATCTTCATCACCAACAAACAAACCTAACGCAACTCCATATATTGGGCAACCTAGCCAAAGTATAATAATATCAAACACATATTTTAATCCAATTACTTTGGAAATTGAAATGGTTGAAAATGATATTTCAACATTGGCAATCGCTCTTTACGGTAACCAAACTAAATCTATTGATGACGGAATATATACAATTTATGACGCTCAAGATAACATTTACAAACAATACAACTTGTATGAAATCAGAGACCAATTTAATGCATTATTATATGAGGTTAGACAAAGCAGAGGCAATAATATAGATTTTAGTAAGAACTTTACAAACATAACAAGTTAATGGCAACATCAAGAAGTAAATATTTTTATCCGCCGAGACCAGGAAGTGGTGCCGGAACATTTTCCGACAACATAGTTGGTTTACAAACTGTTGAGGGTGGTGGACTTACGCAGGGTAATTTTGAATTTACTACAGGAGTAACTGAAAAAGTTAATAGACATTTTAATGTTGGGGCTTTTTCTGAGCCAATGACTTTAGATGGAATGAACATTGAAGACTTGGCGGAAAGTCGAAGAATAATGGCAACACAGTTTAGGGTTTATCCAAACTATGATGTATCACAAGTTCTTAACTTTTCAATGTATGGTTCGTTATCTAAAAGATTTAGCGTATCAGTAACAAAAATAATAAATTTTTTTCCAGCATCATTAGATGTTGTTTATAGTAGTCTTGATTATACAACAGGAAACACCGCAACAAACATAGTATACAATAGTAATTTAGATGAAACATATTTTGAAATAAATGTTAGCAGGATTCTTAATCCGTTTGACATTGATTATTCAGTTAGTGCAACAACTAATTTATCAATCAGAGAAATTACAACATCACCTTATAGAAATTTATATAACACTTATTTGGATTATTGTATTAGTATTGACGATAACATATTTAAAGTATTATCGTTTCAACCATCAGAAACATTAAGTAGTGGATATATTGCTTTTTATGTTTCAGGTGCTCCGTTTGGAACATCTGCAACAACATCCAGTGATGATTATCAAGTAAGACCAAATGATTTTGTAGTTGATAGAGTATTTTCTGAAGATTTTGATGAGGTTGAAAAATTTTTGGTAAACAGGTTAGTAAGACCTGAATATACTGCGGTTTTTCAAATTCCACAACAAAACGAATATGGTCAATTCTATACAGAATATGCGCAAGTTACATGGCCTAAAGACGGTACGTGGAATTTAGATATTAGGTCATTTTTATTTGACGACTATTTAACACAATTACAAGATATTGCAGAAAATCTCGATTCATTTAAAACAAATTTAATTTCAAGATTTTTAATAACTGGCGCTTTAAAAGATTTTGACACATTAGGACAAAAAGCTGAAAAGATATTTCAAATATATGGTAGAAGTTTTGACCAAATAAAACAATTTATTGATGGGTTAGCTTACATGAATTCAGTAAACTATAATCCGTCTAATGATATTCCATCACAACTGCTTGCCAATTTATCTCAAACATTAGGATGGAGTTCTAATTTTTCTCCAATAACAAATGACGACTTTTTAAGTTCTGTTTTTGGAAATACCTCAACACCAACATATCCGGGATATGCAAGAGCTTTAACACCAACAGAATTAAATTATCAATATTATAGAAACTTAATATTGAATTCGGCATATTTGTTTAAATCTAAAGGAACAAGAAGGTCAATAGAGTTTCTTATGAGACTTATTGGGGCTCCCGATTCTTTAATTGAATATAATGAACACATTTATTTGGCCGACCAAAAAATAAATTTAGACCAATTTTATACACAATATGCACAAATATCGGGAGGGACTTACGTAGACGAATCCCCAAGTTATTTACAAAATGACACATTTAAAGTTAAAGGTCAATTATTTACGGCATTTACGTCTACATCAGTTTATCAAAACGTAACAATAAGACTTCCTGATTATCCAATGGATGCCGAAGGATATCCAAAGGCTCCATTAAATACAGAAACGTATTTTTTCCAAATAGGTGCAGGTTGGTATGAAACAACTCCATCACACAGAAGTCCAGATGAAGTCCAATTAACCGGACTTGTATATACAGGACAAAATTATAGTATACAAACACAATTAACACCTTTCACATATGGTCAAACTTATCTAAATAGGTATAGATATTTTCCATACATGACAGAAGGGTTTAAATTAAGAAAAATTGTTGATAACAATAAATCTTGGTTAGCAACAGATGATAAAATAAGAGTATCAACACAAGGTGATTATAACGCATATTATTTTGTGGATAATGAAAAGTTAGTATTAAATGTTAAAAATATTGATTTGTTTTTAAATCCGGCTCAAGGTCTTGTATATGACGTTTGGGATGAATCGAGAAGATATGATTATCCAATACCTGAAAGTGGACTTACGGTTAACTACCCAGTTCCTGGAGGAGTTGATTCTACATATATTAAACCAAACCCTAAGAAAAAAACATTTTTTGAATTTACCCAAACTTTTTGGGAGAATATGATTAATGTTAGAAATCGTCAATATATTACTGATGGTAAAACTGGAGGATATCCAACCCTACAATCTATTTTTTGGAAATACATTCAATCCGAAGAAACAGTTGGATTACCTAATAACAAATACACTTATCAAAAATTAATTGATTATGTGAATGGTATTGGTCCATATTGGATGAAGTTGGTAGAACAAATGATACCAGCAACAACAATATGGAATGGAGGAGTAAAGTTTGAAAATTCAATTTTTCATAGACAAAAATTTGTTTATAGAAGACAAAGAGGATGTCAGTTTATTCCGGTTCCTGTCGACCCTTGTTATATAATATCAAACATTTTTGACTATGCATGTTCTACTGAATATGTTGATTTTAATATATATCCTTGGTTAAATGGGGATGTTACTGTTTCAAATTTCAGTAGTATCTTATACAATAGAGTTAATAATTTATTAACATCTAGTGGGTTAACATTAAACCAATGTAATCAAAATTCTGTGGCAACTGATTGGTATGTTGATTTGAGAATTGATAATGAAATTATAATTCAACAACAATTTTATACAGGATATGGGATTAACGATGTCCCAACAAACATACAATGGAGAACGGCTTTGATTAATTATTTACCAAATTTATATGAGTATGGTTTTACTTATTTCCTTAATGGTAATATGTTAACTATAACTAGCCTAACATGTGACCCAAGGTACATTAATGAAACACTTTGTTTAAATGTTGGAATAAATATAGATATAAATTGTAACAAATAAAAATGGCGGCATTTAATTATCAAATATCAACAACAGGAGATTGTTCAAATTCTTTAACAGGAATAATATCAATATTACCGTATGGAGGAACTCCACCATATACGGTAGATTGGCAAAGTCCTAATTTAGGTGTAGATACAACTACTTTAGTACCTTCAGTTAGAACAGGATTAAGTGGAGGAACATATGCACTTCGTTTAAATGATAGTACTATACCGGTTAACCAACAATTTTATGTGAATATACCGGTGTCTGATGGAGTTTGCTGTAACATACTTGGTGTGAATAGTACTTCTTGTAGTTTAGATAATGGCTCAGTAACAGGAACATCAACTTCAAATTATTCTTCTACTAATTTTTATTTATTTGATTATACTGATACATATATCACATCAGGAGTAACAAATACCTCAACAATTATTTTTGGAAATTTAAGTGCTTCAACATATTATTTAATTGCTGAAGATTTGGGAGGATGTACTGGACAAAGCCAAACATTTATAATTGAAGAATCGGAACCTTTTGATTTTGGATTATATGTTGTACCAAACTCAAGTTGTGGAGGAACACCAATAGGTAAAATATATGTTACAGGTCAAACAGGTGTTTCACCATATTCGTATTATTGGAGTAATGGAGAAACAGGTAGTACAATAACCGGATTAACTTCTGGAAATTATTCAGTTCAAGTAATTGATGGTTTGGGATGTTCTAAAACTGAAAGTGCTCTTATAGAAGATGTACCTAGTGTGGGTTTTGGTCTTTTTACGGTAACACCACCTACTTGTTTTGCAAGCGACGGTGTTATTAATCTAACAATAACAGGAGGAACTGCTCCATATTACTATTCAGCCTCAACAGGATATTTTGAAATTTCATATAGTAAAACGTTTACTTTAGGTGGATTGTCTTCGGGACAATATGATTTTTTAGTAACAGATTCAGGTCTTTGTACTTTCCAAGTTGGAACAACATTAAATACACCACAAGGAATTACTTCAGTTAATGTTACTACTCAAAATTCTACGTGTTCAAGTACTGATGGTTCTATAACGGCAGTAGTTATTGGAGGTACAACACCATACACATACACATTAATTAATCCTGAGGGAAACACATTAGTGATTAGTACTTCTCAAGCTACACAAGTATTTTCAAATTTAGAGTCTGGAACATATACAATTTCAGTTCAAGATGCTAACGGTTGTGTTTTTATACAGGAAACCACAATAATAGCTGAAAATAAATTTACAATTTCAACATCAACCACACCAACAACTTGTGCACAAAATAATGGTATTATTGATGTAACTAGAACAACAGGAGGTACTGCACCTTTTGATTTTTCTTTAGATGGTGTAATTAATATTATTGATACCAATCTTTATACGGTATCATTTACAAATGTCGCATCTGGTCAGCACACAATAACAGTAACAGACGCTGTTGGATGTGCACAGACATCTCAAGTATATGTGAGCGGAAGTTCACTTGTTGACTTTACATTATATAGTACTTCTTGTGGTAATGGTTCTGATGGTACAATTACCGCTCTTATTACTTCTGGAGTGCCACCATTTAGTTTTGATTGGTCGGATAATGTTGATTCAAATCCACAACAAATACAAGTATCAAATCTTACTGCAGGGACATACAGTTTGACTGTTATGGATAGTAATTCATGTTCATTATATAGAACAGTTTCAATTGATTGTTCTGCTTTATATACATCTTATCAAACATATGCAATGGGATGTGAAGTATTTCAAGTGGAATCACCAAGTAAATACGGATTACCACAAATGTTAAATGAAGGATTTTTTGATTTAACATCAGGTAATACAAACTGTGATTTAATTTCTGCAATTTTTATTGCAAAAGTTTCAGTACAACCATTGGGAACTATTGTGACTCAACCTTTTTATACGGCAACTACACTATCATCAGCACCTAGCGATAACTTATGGTATGATGAAATACAAAATCTATTACTTGGAATTCCAGGGATTGGTTCTGTAACTATAGATGCTCTTAATAATCAAATAACAATAACAACAAGTACAATAAATCCTATTCTTAATAATCAAGAAATAATTATAGAATTAATTATTGTATATGATATTATGTGTTTAACATGAGACAGATAAGAATAACAGAAATATCGGGTGGTAAATATCCTGTATCGGTTTATATTGCGGATATTTATGGTAACAATCAAACATTGATTGGGGCCGTACCTTCTGGGCCAGTACCACCAACAATAACATATAATACTACCATTCCAACTATTTTTGAAACAGCATCAGAAGTGATGCTTTTATTAATTGATGGGGATGGATGTCAAGTTTTTCGAATTTTAGAGTGTACATCATTTTGTTCTTTTGCAATCACAATTGAATTGGCTACGTGTACAATGGAAATTATTATTGGACCAAATCCGACACCAACTCCGACACCAACGCCAACACTAACTTCAACACCAATGCCAACACCGGACAATACTCCAACGCCAACGCCAACTATTTAAAATGGGTGTAAAATTAGAATAATTAATACTCCATTAATAGTCATATAAACTTATCTTAATTAATTTAAACCTTTTTAGTGTAAAGTTATAATGAAACAGAATGACTGTGGTATTTATTTAATAAAACTCAGTGGATGACAACATACATTATAACAGTCGTAAATAATACACCAGGTTGTGCTAATACAGTAGAACAAGAAGTTACTGTAGATTGTTGTTCAACATACATTGTCAGACTTGACCCAGCGTCAAATGCAATCGGTCCATTTAGTGTTTATATTGATGATGTCCTTTTTGGTTCTGGATATTCAAGAACTGAAATGATTGACGGTGTTGTTATTACTTTACAATGTGTAACACCAAGTCCAACACCAACACCAACAGTAACACCTGAAACTCCAACACCAACACCTACTGAAACTATTACTCCAACACCAACTGTTACAATAGGATTAACTCCAACACCAACCGAAACTGTTCCAGCAACTCCAACTCCAACACCTACGATAACTAATACACCAACTCCTAGCGGTTCTATGTATAGTGCTTATATCTTCCCTGAACCACAAGACAGTACTTCTCAAAATGATTTAGGTCAATATATGTATGACGGTGGGTCAAATAATTATTATGGATATACAAATAGTGGTGGACCTGCTGGGGGACCAAGTTATAGTTCTGATTTAGCAATATATGTTCAATATCCTGGATGGTCAGGTTCAAGTGGTAGTTTTGTTACAAATGTTGCAACTCTGGCAGGTAGTATTAAACAATCTCCTGGCGTTGGAACTGACACTTATGGATGTGTTCAAAATCAGTATGCATTCGGTAGCATTCCAATAACAACTTCAAATGTAAATGTTAATATACAATATGTTTATACTGTTTGGGTTCCACTTGATGGAGTCGGAGGAACATTAAATAATATGACACTTAATGTTGGTAGTGGTGGACCTTGTATATCTACAATAGTTGATGGTGGAATACCTGATACAACAAATGCGGGAATTAATGTTTCAGTTCCTTCAGGATGTGCAATACCTTCAGGAAACTATAGAGTTCTATGGATACTTGAATTGTATTTACTTCCCGCATTGGCAAATATACCATTTAATTCTACTTTATGGATAAAAGGTAATACAAAATCATAAAATAATAAAAATATATAATATAAAATGTCATTTCCATATAAAAATCCATTAACATCCTATCAATTAGGGGCTTCAAATAGTGTATCAAGAACTAGTACTTTTGGTACTAATTTTTCTATATTAAGTACTGGTGGATATATGGAGGTTTACTATCTAAGTGACCTTTTGTTGACATTGACGGCAACAACATACCCGTCAATAATACAGTTATCCGCAAATACAATACCAATCGCATTTACTAAAGGAACTGGCTCGGCCTTTTCTCCAGATGTTATTAATTTAAATTCGGATAATATTTCAAGTGGAAGAAGAAGATTAGGAATGCAAGTTTATGTCCAGGAAACCGATACGGTATATCAATATGTTATAACAAATTATCAAGAATTATGGAATAATTTATCTGGTCTTACAGGTAATTCTGGAGTAACAATGACAGACTATTCTACAGTAGTTAATAGTCGTTCACAAGAAGGGGAGGATTTTATTAGTGCTTGGACAGCTTCAACAATTGAAGGATATAATGGTGTAGAAAGAAATAACGCTAGATGGAGAATAGTTCAAGGGACTGATATTCAAATTACAGGAGGAACGTATTTTTCGGGAACTCAAATTTTAGATTTATATAATAGTACAGGAGGAACTATTGTAATTACTGGATTTACAGGTACGGTTACAGGAGGAACTTATGATAGTGGAACTTCAACTTTAACATTAAATAATAGTGATGGTACTCAGGTTTCTGTTACAGGTATTACATCAGGAGGAAGTCCTCTTACAGTATACGACTCTACATCTGGAGTAACAGCAACAAGTGTTACAGGTATAACATTTGATGGTGCTTCTGTTGTTGATAATGGAAATGGAAATATTACAGTAACAATGACTGGTGGAACTTCAGGTAGTTCTGGTTCATCAGGAACTAGCGGAACGGACGGCACTTCAGGTTCTTCAGGAACTAGCGGAACGGACGGCACATCAGGTTCTTCAGGAACAAGTGGTACGGATGGTACATCAGGTTCATCAGGAACTTCTGGTTCATCAGGAACATCAGGTACAGATGGTACTTCAGGTACTTCAGGTTCTTCAGGTACTAGTGGAACAGAAGGCACTTCAGGTTCTTCAGGAACTAGCGGAACAGATGGTACAAGTGGTTCTTCAGGAACTAGTGGAACAGACGGCACTTCAGGTTCTTCAGGAACTAGTGGAACAGATGGTACAAGTGGTTCTTCAGGAACTAGTGGAACAGATGGTACAAGTGGTTCTTCAGGAACTAGTGGAACAGATGGTA